TGTTTATTTATGTTTTTCTAAAAATAAAATGTTTATTTATGTTTTTCTAAAAATAATTGTTTATTTATGTTTTTCTGAAAATAAAATGTTTATTTATGTTTTTCTAAAAATAATTGTTTACATATTATGTTTTATTGTTTATAATAGATTTAACAAATAAACAAAAGGAGCCTGTTATGGGTGGTAATGCAATTAAACATGTAGCACGATTAAATAAAGAAGATTATGAAAATGCTGTTGAATATTTAATTCCGAATTTAATGAATATTTTAGGTAAACGTACAATTAAAGTTGTTAAAGCATATAACAACAAAGATTCATTCGGTGATATTGATATTTTAGTTGAATCTGATAATCTTTGTCAAAAATGGATGAGTACATTAAAATTTTGGTATGAACTTAATGATGGTGATTTCAAAAAAAATGGTAATGTATTTAGCTTCCGTTATAAAAAATTCAATGTTCAAGTTGATTTGATTTTAACACCTAAAGATAAATTAGATATCGCATGGCATTATTTCAATTATAATGACTTATCTAATTTACTCGGTCGAATGACTAAAAAATTGGGTTTTAAACTTGGTCATAATGGTTTATTTTACATTGAGCGGGTTGGTGATCATATCATCTCTGATATTTGTTTTAGTACTGATTACTTTAAAGCATTAGAATATCTTGAACTTGATATTGAACGCTATAATAAAGGTTTTGATGAACTTGAAGATATGTTTGAATTCGTAGCTAGTTCACCATATTTCAATCCTGATATCTATTTATTACACAATAGAAATCATATTTCAAGAACTCGTGATAAAAAACGCAAAACTTATAATTTATTTCTTCAATGGTGTAAAGAAAATAATGAAAAATTGACACATTTTCAATATAATAATGAAAATGATTTTAATGGATATGGTAGTACTAATAATACTAGAATTGAATTCACTAAAAAGTTATTAGATGATAATCGTTTAGTACATTACGAAGTTCTTAATAACAGAGCTAATTATATCCTTAAAAGAGAATTTAAAAAATATTTTAATGGTAATACCGTTGCTGAATATTATGGGTTAGAAGGTAAAGAAATCGGCAAAGCAATGAGTTTATTAAAATACCGAAATACTGAAGATGTGATGGTTGATACTATTTCAGCAAGAACATATAAATTTCCAAAACTTACATTAAAGAATTAATTAAATGGTAAAATAACTAAATTTTAAGTATTAGTCGCAATCACAGGGCATTGATACAGATATTTTTTGGAAAAATTATAAGAAAGAAAATCAGAATTGCAGTTTGTATAGATACAGTAATTGCTATATGTAATATTACTGTTATAAGTGCACCGGATATTATTAAATTAGAAGATGAGGAACATAAATAATGATTAATATTAATTTATTTGCTGGGCCAGGTACAGGAAAATCATCCACAGCTGCTGGAATATTTCATCAAATGAAAATTAAAGGGTATAATGTTGAATACATTCAAGAATATGCTAAAGATTTAACTTATGGAAAAGATGATGTTAAATTATCAGATCAATTGTTAATATTAGGTAAGCAACACCATAGAATGTTTCGTATTCAAGATCAAGTTGATTATATCATTCATGATTCTCCTTGTATAGCTGGAATGGTATATGCATCAGAAAAATTTTTACCTTTAAAAGAATTTGAAGAATTAATTAAAGCTTTGTATAACAGATATAATCATATTAACATTTTTTTGAAAAGAAATTTTAATATTAAATTTCAAGAATCAGGTAGACGACAATCTTTAGAAGATGCTTTATTACTTGATGAAAATCTTAAATTATGGTTAAATGAAACCAATATTATTTTTCATGAAGTTGCAATTGGTGAAAATACAATTAATGATATTTTAAAAATTATTGAAAATACAAAATTTATAAGTTGTCAATCATAATAAGTGTTTAAATGTTATTTTGTTATTCATTTAATAATACAGAAATAAAATACAGTGGAACTAATGAAAATAATTGTTTACATATTATCTTTTATTGTTTATAATAAATTTAACAAATAAACAAAAAAGGTTTAAAACATGAAACATAAAATATAAAATTTATCAACCAATATTACGTTTAGAAAAGGGATAAAAATTAATAAAAGAAATTATAAACATTACAGTATCAATATTGATGTTGAAAATGAACTTGCCGAATATTTTGAACATGAAGATAGCCAAGGATATTCAGAAGCCGCATTATTCATTTTTAACAAATATTATGATTATGATAGTCTCCCTAAAGAGTACGTTCTTGAACAAATGTATTGGATTACTAAAGCTGTTGTAATATATATATATATATATATATATATATATATATATTGGACATTAATTTAAAAAAGAAATTACAATGGTGTCATACTGAACTATTAAAAATATGGTATTCATTAAATGAATAACGAAGAAAATACATTATGTGATTATATTGAGTTTGATAAATTCGCTAATATGTACAATAAAAAATGAATTATACAATTTGTATTTAGAAGAATATGATATTTTGGGGTATTATATCATTTCATTAATGGACGATAATGTATTACCAAAAATGTTATGGTATAAAGATGAATTATATAGTGCCAAAAAATAAAAGCCTAATTGAATATATTACAAATTGAGCACATAATGTAGAAGTACAATTCCTTATTAATAACTGATGAAAATACACAAGAATACACAGAGTACTTAATATGAATGAGTTACAAAATAGAGTTTATGGTATTTATTACAAAGATAAAATGTACAAACACCAATGTAATGAACCATTAGTTATGAAGTTTTTAAATGCTAACGAATATCATAAATACAAAAATACCACACTTAATTTATATGAAGAAATTAGAGAATTAACATTAAAAAATTATTATCTAGTAACACAATTTTCCCATACAGAAGTTTTATATAATGATTTAATATTTATCACTGAGGAAAATGTTGAATATTATGCGGAGTACTTAATATGAATGATTATATAGCATATTATACAATTATCTTTAATAATGAAATATTCAATAAAAAATAATTTTTATTTTTTCTACAAAATTGCAAGAAACATATAGAGAGTGACAAATATAGATGATTGTGTTTTTGTACATCATGATAAAAAACATGAATATGCAGAATACTTAATATAAAGGAAATAATATGTACAAAGAAATAGAACGAAAATATTTATTAAAAGATGATGTTAATATTACAAAGTTAGTAAAAACTTTAATACCGGTGAAAATTGTACAAGGATATATTACGCCGTTATGCGTTTCGGAAACGAAAGCATCTGTAAGAGTTCGAATTGTTGGTGATAGCGATGCAGTGATGACTGTAAAAGAAAATGTGTCTGGTATTACCCGTGTGGAGTTGGAAAATGAAATTCCTTTATCCCATGCAAAACATATGATGGACCATCTAATGACTGGAAAGGTTGAAAAAAAACGATATATTTACCATTATTATGGGCTTAATTTTGAAATTGATGTATTTAGTGGTGATAATGAAGGTTTAGTTGTCGTAGAAGTCGAATTGAAAGATGAGAACCAAGAAATTATTTTACCTGATTTCATTGGTAGAGAAGTAACATTTGAACCTAAATATTTTAACTTACAATTAGCACAGGTGCCTTATAAGGAATGGACAGATATAAGAAAGTTGCAACGTCAATTAGAAAATCAGAAGAATTAAATCATCAACTGAAATTAAAATTTGAACATGGCGCAAGTGTTGGTTCAATTATACCAAGAATCAATTTTTTCAAAGTCCTGCTCAAATAGTTAAATTTATTTATAAAAAGTGAAATAAATGAAAATAATTGTTTACATATTATGGTTTTATAGTTATAATAAATTTAATAAAGAAAAGGTATAAGAAATGACTGAATTAGTAGATGTTAAGATTACATTGGGTGCTAATAAGATTAATGGTGATTTACGAGAATTTGTTGCGAGAGCATTTAAAGAGTCTATTGTTAAAGAAGCTGAAGTTAATAAAAATCTACAACAAGAAGTATTTCAAAAATTAATCGACTTTATGGAAAGTAGTGTTAAAAGTACAACACCTAAAGATAAACATACTATTAACACAGAATTATTAGATTATTTCGCTGGTCAATTATCAGGTTCAATTACACACGAGAAAGGCTTAGAAAGACCAGCACTATTAATATATGACGACCATACAGATACAGCTTATGTATATGCTGATGCAATGTTAACACCTAGAAAGAAGTACGTTGATAACGCAGTATAAATAAATTATGGCTAATTAGTTAAACTGGTTATAATGCATCCCTCATAAGGATGAGTTTGGGGTTCGATCCCCTGATTAGCTACCAAATTACGAGAATGGTTGTGATGTCTGATTTTAAAGGATGTCCAACATCAGGAAAAATAATTTATAACGATATTGTTCTTGCATTGAAAGAACTTAATGCAGTATATGATTCTATATATATATATATATATGAAAATTTTATACATGAAACACATGATGAATTATCAGGTTCAATGTTGTATGATAATTATAAAATTACCGAAATTAAATAACTTTTAAAGTGAAAAAGATGGCAATAACATCCGAAATGATAAAAGTTGGTCATGCTAGAGACTGTACACATTATTGTGGAAGAGCATCTTCTTATAAAGGTATTGGGGAAAACTTATCAGTATTAGGTAATCCTTATTTATTAACGACTGAAGATAAACGTGATTTGGTTTGTGATTTATATGAAGAGGATTTTGATAAATTAAGAGAAACAAAACCTGGGTTTCAAGAAGCATTAGATAAAATTATTGAAGATGTAGAAATACAGAAAGTTACACTTGGTTGTTTCTGTAAACCAAAAAGATGTCATTGTGATACAATACATAAATATGTAGTTAATTATATTAAAGAAAAAATAAAATTTAAAGATTGGTAGAAAGCCAGATTAAAAACCAAATTAAAAGGTAGTTATATGAATATTCAAAGTGAGTTTGAAGATTATTATGATTGGTGTGCATACATGTGTTCTGAATCAAATTTTTGGAAACGTAACTTAAACTTTTACGGTGAAATAGGCGAAGAAAATAATTTTAAGTCAGATATAGATAAAGTTATTAAAAGACACATGAGTTGTTATAACCCTAAATTCATTTTATCTGAAAAATGCAAAAAAAAATATATTGATGTATCATTATATGATTCATTCGTAATTGTTGGTGATATATTCGTTCCTTTTATAACAATATTCACGTATTCGAAAGGGTATTCATTCATTTATAAAACCGAAGAATTAGATGAGTTGTTCGATATTATTAATCAAAATAAAGATTTTAACATATATTGGGAATTTACAGCTCCTTCACGAAGATACGATTGGTTAAATAATCCTAAAATCGATGTTTACAATAACATTCGTAAAATTACAGATATTCCCATTATTGTATATTCAGAATATAGTGATTACATCGATAAATTCGGTAAAACATTAAATAATTTTGATGAACCTCATATCTCTAAAGGTATGAAGTCTGGTGTTAACTTAAATGGGATTCTGAAGAAAGTTGGGTTTCATCATCATTACGATGCTCATTTTACAATTCAAGAAATTGAAATGTACTTAAATAAATTAAAAAATAAAGAAGATGATGTTCAGTTTTCTAATAAACAGAAAATTGATTCACATGGTTTTGATAAATGCTCATTTAGACACCGTGTTCAAAAATCTTGAACAAACGAAAATAAAAGTTTACATTTTATGTTTTTTAGAGTTATAATAAATTTAACAAATAAGGTAAAATTATGAGTGCTATATTAGATATTCCAAATTTTGATGAAATAAGTACTTATTACAATAAAACTAACATAGTAGTTCAAATTTTAGATAGTAATAATAGTGTTGAATGTATTACTAATGGGTTTCATATGAGATTTAAAGAGATACCTGATTTTTATACTATTAAATCATAGCCATCATTGTGGGCAAGGTTTTTATTTAGAAGATGGTACATACTTAGATCGTAAACAAGCACGAGAACACGCTTTAAAGATTGTGTAAGTTTCAACAACTGATCATATGCTACTGAATTATTTACGGGAGATTTATGGTAAAAATGAATAAAATAATTAAAAGAACAAGTCGTCCAATGACTTTAACAGAGTGTTTTAAAGCTTATAAATTATATCAGAGAAATGAGCGGAAAGGTTTGATTAAGATACATATTATCGGTATTGAGCAAGAACATTACACTGATGCAAGTATAGTTGAAATTAAAAGCGGACCTAATGCACGTAAAGTATATGATAATGTTAAACATATATTCTTTGTTAATTATGAACAAATAGTGACTAAATGACCAATTTAAAGGTTTGGTATGAAGATTTAAATGTGATGTGTAAAGTTGTTTCTTGTTTATTTCGTGAAGATGTAATATCGTGTGTTAAAACATTTCAAGATGGTGTATTAAAATATCATTTATTTAAGAAAGATGTATTTCGTTGTAGTTATGTAAATGATGATATTAACAATCGAGAGATTTATGAAGGTGATTACCTAGAATGTATTGAGTATCCTGCATCATTTAGTGATGGTTGTGACTGGGCAAGTTTTCGTCATAGAGATGTGTGTTATCCATTACATGAATGTTTAAAAGTACAATGCAATGTTAAAACAATTAATTGGTAAAAAGCATGACTAAAGACGAATTAGAACAAGAGAATATCCGTTTAAAAGAAAAGATTGAACATGATAAATATATGGTTATTAAGTTTGTAGAAGAAGTACTTGATAAAGCAGTTGAATTACCATTAGATTTAGGATTACATTTATCAATTCAAGCATGTAAAATTAAGTTCGATTTAATTAAAAAATAAATCATTTTTATATTTACATTATCATAATACAATGATATAATATTTATAAATTAAATGAAAAGGTGATCGTTATGACTACATTAGATTTAGCTAAGAAAGAGTTCGTTGATTTTTTAAAGAAAAATAACATTTATGATTATATTAAAGATGTTAAAATTGACAAAGTTTGGATATCAGAAACAGCTGATGCTTGTGAAGTTATTACCTTTTCAGGTTTTAATTGGATGTATTCATATCATGGTGTAGACTTTTGGAATGATATTTGTGATCAGTGGTCATTAATTTGTTTACACAATAAATTTGAAACTGTAAAGGCTAAAGATTTATTATGGTTTCAAACTAATAAAAAGAAGAAAAGAAGAAATGAATAAATTATTTATTGTGCCAACTCTATTAAAAACAAATGACAAAATATACTTTAAAGATAAAATAGATGAAGTTAAATCAGTTCAACACATTAAGGGGCAAATAAGTGTACTTATTCAATTGAAGAATCAAACAGGTTCAATTGCAATGGGAAATGGTTTAGTTCAATTAGTAAGAGATTAACATTAAAGGAATGAATATGAGTGTATTACAAGCTGTAAAAGTACAACAATTGCAAGCACGTAAAGATAAAAATAAAAACGTTGCATCTTTGTTAACTACATTAATCGGTGAATGTGAAACATTAGCCAAATCAAAAAATATCGAATTATCAGATACTGATGTCTTTAATATTATGGAAAAATTCATTAAGAACAACATCGAAACCATGAATGCATTAGGTCCTAATAATGTTCAGTTTGATGAATTGAAATCTGAAAATGAAATCATGAAACTTTTTTTACCTTCAAAATTAACTGAACAAGAATTAATATATGAAATTCAGAACATTATTGATAGCAACGAAAATATCAATATGGGTGTTATTATGAAGTCATTGAAAGAACAATTTCCTAATCGTTATGATGGTAAAACAGCATCTACATTAGTTAAGAGTATGTTATGAAATTATGTGGTGATGTATTATTAGTTGTAATGATTGTGCTCATTTGGTTTTATGTACTACAAGAAGATAAAAATGATTTTAGTAAATCTATAGGTACATTTGGTAGTTATACAACTGAAGTCTATAATGAAACAGTATGGAGATGATTTGAAAATAAAAAAATTAAATGAATCATATTCTGAAATTAGTGGAAATTTTGAAGAACTTAGACAAATTTATGAATACTTAAAAATAAAAAGACCAGGTGCTTTCTTTGACCCTCAAGTTAAAGCAGGCATCAAGTCTGAATTTGAATATTTTGCAGTTGTAAATGATCATAAGTTATATGTGTTAAATGGACATGTTGATTTATTAAAACAGTTCAATTTAGAGTTACCAATTATTGAACCTGATTATACTGCGCAAGATATAGATAATTTTTTAATTGATGTACAAAAAGAATTACCATTTGAACCTTTTGGTTTTCAAAAAAAAGCGTTTAAAGAATCAATATTAAATTATAAACAAATCAATAAAATGTGCACTGGCTCAGGAAAAAGTTTAACAATTTCATTAATAGCAGAATTTTTCAGAAAACGAAATAAAAAAGGATTACTATTAGTTCCTAATATTAACCTTTTAACACAATTCAAAAATGACATCGAAGAATACAATCTTAAAGGGTTACATGACGAAATACATGTTATTGGCGGTGGAGAAACACTTAGACATTTTGACAAAGCTTTAACTATTAGCACATGGCAATCATTACAAGAACGTGATAGTGTTAATTTAGATAATGTTGATTATGTAATATGCGATGAAACACATCGGTTTGCATCTGAAGTAACGAGTTCAATCGTTAAAGAAACTATTAATTGTAAGTATAAATTTGGTTTTACTGGAACTGTACCAGATGATGTTGTTCAAAAGATGACATTAATAGGGTTATTTGGTTTACCAAAAACATACGTAACAAGTAAAGAATTGATTGAACGTGGATTAGCTACACCGATAAAAATTAATTCAATTATCTTTAATTATAACAAAGAAGATAAAAAATTATTTAGGGAAATAAAGGCGTCAGGTCGTTCGTCAAATAAATACCCTGCACAATTAGCTTTCATTAAAGAACATGAACAACGTAACAAGGTGATTGTTAATTTAGTAACTAAACTAAAAGGTAATTCTTTAGTACTTTTTCAACATACTGAACATGGGAAATTATTATTCATAGATATTATGCATAAATTATACCCAGATGTTGAAGTTCAAAATAAAAACATTACAGGTAAAAAATCGTTCGAATTCCAAGAACAATATTCAGTATTTTTTATTAATGGTGAAGATGATAGTAAAATTCGTGAAAAAACAAGAAAGATTCTTGAAACTCATGACAATGCTATTTTAGTTAGTAATTATCAAATATTATCAACAGGTGTCAATATTAAAAAATTACATAATATGATTTTCACTAGTCCAATCAAATCATATACGACAATTACCCAAAGTATTGGCAGGCTGATGAGATTGCATCATAGTAAAATAATGGCTAATGTTTATGATTTAGTTGATAATTTTGGTTTACGTGGATTATCTGGAATATTTTACAAGCAATATTTACACAGACAAGCTACAAGTTATAACCCTGAAGAATACCCAATAGTAGAAAGAATTTTTGAATTATAAAAGATATAAATGAATAAACTACGTGTTTATGATTTAGGTACAATAAATTATAAAATTACACGATTAAAATTTACATATAACATAGAAAATACAAATGAATAATGAGAACGTAATGACTGAAAAACAAGAAGAAGTATTCACTATTGAAGACTTAAAGGATGGTACTCCAGCATTGCTGAACAATACTAAACAAATTAATAAATTAAATATAAAAAAATTGTTGGAAAACATCGGTTTTCTATTAAATAAACATTATCAACGCGAAAATATTAAAGCTGAAACTTTTTATAAAAATATGAAGATATTTTGTTTGATGCAGAATTTATATTTTTCATCAATTATGGTGATGATAATACATATCGCAGTAGTGTTGGTGATTATAAAATTGATGTAACAAGTAAGAAAATAATCAAAGATAGAACTCTTAAATGGGAAGATTTAAAACCATTTTCAGGTTCGATTAATATTAAAACAGAAATGTTAGATAATTTTATTAATCTATAGAGGCGAACCATGGCTAAATTAATTAGAGACAAATTTGTTGATATCATAGACAAAGATAAGATTTATTATGAAAAACATGATAAAAACAAATTTGCTCATTTACACCACAAAATATTAGAAGAACTAGGTGAACTTAAAGACTCAGTTTATTTAGATGAAACTGAATGGGCGGATGTAATTGAATCTCTCTTAGCCATGATGAAATACCAAAATATTAATATCAAAGATGTTAGTACATCATTATATAAAAAGCGCAAAGAATATGGCAAATTCGATGACTTCCTTATTTTAAAATAATCACATTTAAATACTAAATTCAAAGCCGACTGTGATATATCCAAGTTGGTTTTTTTATTTTCTGGCTTGACTAACTAATGTAATTGAATTAACTGCTTTTGTAATATAATAAATAAAGTATCAAAAAAAACAAGGAACATAAATGGAACAAATTATTGACATAAAGAATCTTGTCACGCCCAAGTCACAGGAGAAGATATTTTTTGGTAAGTATTCATCTTTTCAAAGATATGATAATCCTACATATAAATTTGCAGTCGATATGGAAGAAAAGCAGCGTAATTCGTTTTGGAATCCTAACGAAATATCGATGAATACTGATTCACAGAAGTTTTTCGATATGCCACAATTTGCACAAGATGTAATGGTGCGCATATGGTTATTTCAGACTTTGATGGATTCAGGTCAGAATAAAGGATTAGAAGAAGTAATTTCGGAGTTGTGTACTAACCCTGAATTCGAAGCAATGTTCAAAACATGGGGTTATTTTGAATTAATACATTCATTGTCTTATTCACATTTATTGCGTGGTATCTTTTCTGATGCTAGTGTAATTTTTGATAAAATCGGTGAATATCCGGAAATCCAGCATCGTATTGATAAAGAAATTGATTTATATTCAAGAGTGAAAAATATTAATTCTTTAGATACATTAGAAGAAAAGAAAAAATTAGTTCTTGAATTATTAGTGAATATATTTACACTTGAAGGTATTAAATTTTACATTAGTTTTTTAGTAACTTATGTTATAAATAATGCTTATAATTCAAAAATTCCTGGTGCAACTAGAATTATTAAACTTATTAATTTCGATGAAGATTTACATACTAACATGGGTATGGGTACATTAAACATTCTTAAAAAAGAAACATCAGAAGGATTTTCTGAATTAATAAATTCACAATGGTACGACGATATGGTTAAATATACATTAATGCGCACATATGAAGATGAATTATCATGGGCTGATTACTTATTATCATTGGGAGATATTCCTACATTAACCAAACCTGTTGTTGATAATTTCTTAAAATATTATGTTGATTTAAGAGGTACACAGCTTGGTCAAGATAAGATTTTTAATCAAGAAAAAACAGATGTTGTACAATGGTTCGAATCATATAAAGATTTGAATAAAGATAATAGTGCTTTACAAGAATCTGATTTAGCTGTTTATAGTATTGGTATTTTGAAAAATGATGTTCCAGATGGTGTATTTAATTTAGATTTTTTAAAGGATAATAAATGAAAAAAGATACAAAAAAAGATACAAAAAAAGATACAAAAAATGCAAGAAGATATAATAAATTATCACTAGATAATTTATTAAATGCAGTACAATCAAAAGAAAAAATCGATATCAGTAATCAAGATGCAATAAAAGCAAACAAAATTACTATCATCAAACGTTCTGGTAAAAAGGAACCATTTAATCCAGAAAAACTTAGAAAAGTATGTCTATGGGCTACTAATAATAATGAACATTTCGCTGATGAATTAATTCGTGATACTGAAATCAAACTTCACAAAGAAATCCATATTAAAGACATGTTTCAACAATTAATTGTAACTGCGGTTAATAAAATTTCTATGCTTTATCCAGTTTGGGAAGATTATGCTGCTAAATTACAATTAATGTCTATATATAAAGAAACATATAATGTTAACACGACGAATGAATATCCACATATCAGAGAGATTCTTGATAAAGGTCTTGAATACAAAATTTATGACAAAAAAACAATAAACAATTATTCTGATAAAGAAATTGAACAAATTAATGATATTATTCAACCAGAACGTGATTTTCTTTTCAATTATAAAGGACTTGTAACATTTTTCGATAAATACTGCTTGAATTATACAAAAACAAGAAAACTCGAATTACCTCAACATACTTATATGCGTGTAGCTATGGCTTTAATGGTAAATGAATCAAATAGAATCGAAAAAATAAAAAAATTATATAACGCTATATCATTACACTGTATTACTGAAGCCACACCAATTATGCTTAATACATTAACACCTGGTCAACAATTAAGCTCATGTGTACTGAATAAAGTAGATGATGATTCACATAGTATTCTTGATACTGGTAAAAACCTTGGGATTTATTCAAAATATAAAGGTGGTACAGCATTGGATATTTCTGCTTTAAGAGCTAAAGGTGGATATATCGAAGGGACTCAAGGTTATAGTTCTGGGCCTGTTCCTTTCGTTAAAAACTTTGAATCTATCATGAAAGCATGGAACCAAGGTGGTAAACGTCCTGGTGCATTAGCAATTTACTTCAATTGGTGGCATCTAGATATAAGTGACTTGTTATCATTGAAATCAAATGGTGGTACAGATGACAACAGGGCCCGTGGTTTAAAGTATGCATTGAAACTTAATAGATATTTTGTTGATGCATTTATTAATGATAACGATGTTGTATTATTCGACCCTAAAGATGTACCTGATCTAATAGGTAAAGTTGGTACTGAATTTGAAAAAATTTATGTAAAATACATTAATAAAACATCTATCAGAAGAAAAATTATTTCTGCTCGTGAACTATGGAATAAAATATTCAAGGAACGCTCTGAAACTGGTAATATTTACTTATTCCATGAAGAAAATGTTAATGAACAATCACTTTTAAATCGTTATATTGGTTCAAGCAACTTATGTACAGAAATCGTTTTACCTTCAATTGCATCTAAAGCTATAGATGAAGAATTAGTAACTATGGAAGATGGCTCAAAACGCATTGTTAAACGTTATGAAGCAGGTGAAATTGCATTATGTAACCTTAGTTCCATCAACCTTGAAAAATGGTTTTATATGAATGAAGAAGAACGAATGGACTTGGTTAGAACTTGTGTTAGATCATTAGATAACACAGTCGATATTGCGAACTATCCTGTTAAAGAAGGTAAAAATTCTAATCTTATGTATAGATACTTAGGAATTGGTGTTCTTAATTACACGAATTACTTAGCACTTAAACATATTGTGATTGATTCTAAAGAAGCTGCAGAAGAAACTGATGCTTTATTTGATGATTTATCTTATAAAATTATTTCTGCTTCAGTTGAATTAGCTATCGAAAAAGGTAAATTTGAAAAATTCTATGAAACTGAATGGGCTCAAGGATTATTACCAATACATAAAGCTAACAAAAACGCATTTGAATTAACTGATTATGAAGTTGATATGGATAAATGGAATGAACTAGCCGAACGTGTTAAAACATTCGGTATTAGAAATGCTCAATTAATGGCAATCGCTCCTACTGCTACAAGTGGTAAAGCTGTTAATGCTATTGAAAGCATTGAACCTATACATGATTTATTCTACAAGGAAGAAGGTACAACTACTATCCCAACGGTTGTTCCTAACTTTAGAAAAAATAATATGTATTACAAACGTGCATTTGATTGTGATCAATATGCTTTATTAAGAAACGCGTGTATCAGACAAAAATATTATGATCAAGCTCAATCAGTTAATATTAATATCAAACGACCTGATTCATTAAATGATTTAAGTAAATTACACATATATGGGTTTCATTATGGTATGAAAACGTTTTATTACTTAAAACAACAAAAAAATACTGATGAAGAAGTTTGTGAAAGCTGTACATAAATGTACATAAAAAAGGAGAATTAAATGTTATTAAATAATATTGTAAAAATCGATTCAAATGTTTATCTAGTAAATGAACATATTAAAATAATTATCAACGAAGATACATCTGTTACTGCTGATTATGATGAAAAATATTATAATGAAGATCAAGTTAATCAGATTATTGATGAAATTTTTGCCGGTGTTAATGAATTATTAAAACAAAAAGCTAAATCAGACAATTAATAAAAACCTTTAATTAGGGTTTTTTTAGTTTACATATTATGTTTTTATTGTTATAATAAATTCAACAAATAAACAAGAGGTACAAAATTATGAGTCATGTTGAACGTATCGAATTAATTGAGAATTCCACTAAAGAAGAAGCCGAACACTTGATTTACAAATGGATTAAGAAAAGAAAAACTACTAATTCAGAATTAATTGAATTATATGCATTAAAAGAGAAAAAATAGATATACATTCCATTATAATTTTGATATAATAATATAGAACAATTAACTGAAGGAAGAATGATATGACTGATATGACTGCAAATACCGTGTTACGTGAAGTTTTAAACAATTATAAAAACTTTGAAGAATATAAAAAAGCTGTTGAATCTGGTGAAGTTACAGTTGAAGATGTTTTAGGGGATGTTGAGTACTTATTAGAAATGTTTGAATATGCAGAAACTTTAACAGAAGGAGAAGAATAATTATGTTTTTAAAACCAAGCTATATTTTGTCTAGTGAACTAACAAGAAAAATGGATATAAGTATGGCGTTCATTTCAACACTTAAGAATAAGTTTGATTATGAAGATGACATGTCGTCAATCGTGAAATTAGGTAATTGTACTTTTATTAATACAGCATCTAATAAATTACCTCAAAATATTAAGAATGGTATTGCTAATAATACATTTACACCAATGTACAATAAATTACCATGCAGTTATGCTCGTGAAGAATATACTTTATCTGATAGAAATTGGATGAATTCAGGTATTGTTAAATGTAAGTTAACTATAGAAGGAAAACAATTTTATGAATTCACTGACGAATTTGTTCAAAATATTAAGGGAAAAATTGCTTATGTACTCGATAAACAGAAAACTCAAGAGTGTTTTGAAAAAAATCAAATAGACGGTTTTTTAAAAATTTCAAATAATAAATACTTAACATGGTACAAACTTCATGAATAATATTAATATCTTATCTAAAAAACAAACTAAAAAACTCATTAATTCATTATCGAAAACAAAGCAAAAAAGGATTAAATGGGACAAACGTTACATTGCCGCAGCTAAATTAATCTCTACATGGTCTTCAGACCCTTCTACACAAGTTGGTGCTTTAATCGTAGGTGGAAAAGGTCAAATCGTATCACAAGGTTATAACGGGTTTCCACGAAATATTGATGATTCAGAAGAACGTTATGCTAATCGCGAAGTGAAATACAAATATATTTGTCATGCTGAAATGAATGCAATTTATAATGCAGTACATAATAATACACCAACTAAAGATTGTGACATTTATGTATATGGTTTACCAATCTGTCACGAATGTGCAAAAGCTATTATTCAAGTTGGCATTAAAACAGTATACATGGCAGATGTAGGAGATGCACGTTGGAATGAATCTTGTGATTTAGCTAAAGATATGCTTAAAGAAGCTGGTGTTAAATTTAAAACAATTAAATGTACAAAATGATTATTTTAATTAATGGTAAGAAACGTTCAGGCAAAGATCATTTTGCTAAATTATTATCAAATGAACTTCATAAACTTCATAAAACAACTGAAATCATGTCGTTTGCAGACCCAATTAAAGAAATTATAGCGTGTACTTTGGGTATTAACATTAAAGAACTTGATATATATAAAAATAACGAAAATTATACTGCTGCTATTTGTCGTGAATTTAATTTTGCTAGTATTAAACATGTTAAAAGTATTAGAACCGTGATTCAAACATTTGGTACTGAAGCAATGCAAAACGTGTTTGGTAAAGATGTTTGGGTAAATAAGCTTTATGAAAGAAGTAAAAAATCAAAAGCTGATGTTATTATTGTACCAGACTTTAGATTTTTACATGAAAAAATTAGTCAATTTACAATTAACATTATCGATAATAATATTAAGTCAGAAGATTCTCACGCATCGGAAAATAGTTTAGATGACTTTGATTTTAAATACGTTATTGATAATACCGGGCATCCTGATCTAACACAAGAAGCCAGAATTTTGGCTGAATTATTTTCTGATGCTGATAATATGATGTTACATATGGATACATTTTTTTAAAGACTAATAAATCATTGTAAATCCAACATTATCAACAATAATAATTTATTTTAAGTCTTTTGATATATTAAAAATGATGGTTTTGATATTTTTTTCAAAGTCATTTACTAATTTATCTATATCCTTTGAATGTTTTTGCATTACAGTTTTCCAGATTTTTTCTAAATCTTTTTCATCAGCATCGTATTCTTTTTTAAATGTTTCTAATGATGGAAGTTTCGGTAATACTTGAGATGCTTCAATATTCAATCTCATTAAATTATTATTCAAATCTTTTTGTAATCTAAGAATAATTAAATCACTCTCTACAATAATCCCACTATTCTGTACATCACGTTTTTCAGTTAAAATTTGCTTTATAAATGACATTTTATTTCCTTTTTAAAAATATTATATTATTTATATTAATAACGTGTTTAATAATAGAATTTATGTGTTATTTATGTTTCAATAAAAATAATAATTTGAATTGATAATAACGTGTTTAATAATAGAATTTATGTGTTATTTATGTTTCAATAAAAATAATAATTTGAATTGATAATAACGTGTTTAATAATAGAATTTATGTGTTATTTATGTTTTTCTGAAAATAATATGATGGAAAGAATAGAAATATTATGTTTTTTTAGATTTTAAATAGAATAAAAGCCTCTGCGAGGCCTTAATTAGAATACCATTTTTTGTATTTGAGTTATATTTCTTGAAGGATGTAAACCTTGATCTTTAGAAATAATAGTATCAGCTTCTTCTGGTGTAAGAACAAATTGATCTTTATTAATACATTTTTTTAAGCATTTATTCATCGATAATAAACTTTTATTATTTTTGATTTCTTCTAATACTTCATTAATAGTACCGGATGCTAATAATGATTTACTTGTTAAAGTTTTATTCATAACGACAGCTTCCATTTTATTGAAATTGATATAGAATCCTAATTGACTTCTAGAATCTTTATTTTCGATTTTAACAGCGTAATCAACTGTAGACAAATCAACAGACACTTTATGTGAATTAGTTCTAGTCATTTTGTTTTTAGCATCAATAACTTCAATAAAGAAGTATGTATCTAGTTTATCCATTGATGCTCCACTGAATGAAACAACATGGTTATACACTAAATCATAATCTTGTACTTTACTTAAATCGATGTCAATACATTCTGTACTAAATGCATCACTTCTACAGTATGTAATATCACCTGACGAAACACCTACATTATGGATGTGAGGAGATCGCCAGCTTAATTCATCAAAAGAACCACTGTAATCGTCATAGCCTTTTTTATGAAACATTGATGATAAATCTAAATCTGTGCTAATTGAACCTTTCCACATAATACCAGTTCTGATAATTTTAGATTCATCTAATTTGATTTTGGCACCTGAATACAAAATTTCACCAGATAAAGAAATTGATTGGTTACTTCTATCTGAAAACGGAATAACAACATTTTTAGTGTCAGGAGAAACATATACTTTACCTAATTGTACATTTTCAGCACGTTTTTTAGACTTAATAGTATTACTGATTAATGTTTTAACTTGTTTACATAATTTTTTGTTAAGACCTAAATAAGGTGCATTATATTCATATTTTACAACTTTACCTTGGACAGTTCTTTCAGTCGTTGAGATATAGTTATTTTTATCTTCAAGTTGGACAATTAATTCCCATAACAGTTTAGTATTGCAACTCATTAATAATCTTTTAAAGTCATCAGATGCTAAATATTCACTTGCATCTTTAACAATATAACGATCAATTTTCAATATATTATTCATTGTATTCTTAACTAAACCAATCTTTACAGGAAATGTTGAACCTTCAGTCATTCGTAAGAATTCTAAAAGATTTCTCATTAAAAATCCTGGGCGTTCTGCAGCAACGTGAATCGCTTTATCATAATCACCCGATAATTTAGCTGTTTCATAACGTGAATTAAATGTCCATGATGTATTATTATTATACAACAATTCAATCATTTTAGCATAAGAGTTGTACTTAGTATTTCGTTTTGTTACAGGTTCCCACATTAAATAACGAACGATTCTTTTCCAGAATTGTCTATATTTAAGCATATCTTCAGCCGCATTTTGAACGTTCATTCCATTTAACACGTTTACTAATAACTTACGCGCTGATTTAGGAATATATAATTTAATAGAACGTAAATCATTTTTATCGAACTTGCCTGTAATCTCAGGACTACTAAAATCTGACAAAACTAACCGAACAATATCAGTTGGGTTTTTTAAGTATTTAGATGCAAGTAATGTGTCTGATTCTTTAATGCATCTTGAAATAACGATATTTTTTGTTTCATTAAATGTAATATAAGCATCATTTGATACGAACTGTAGTACACCATAAGGAACACTGTTAATTAGTTCAATTTCGTGTTTATTTAATGAACGTGTTGATTCAAGAATATTTTTAATTAATGCTTCGAATTCAAATGATGTATACAATGTAACTTCTTTTGGTTCTTTGTTCTTATTAATGTTAATAACATTTTTCAACTTGTTACCAAAATAGTTCTTAACTACATCTTCAGGGGTTTCGCCGAAGTATGACTCAAATACATTACTCCATCCATAAGTTAATGAATATTGTGCATAAATAGCTTCAAAGTCTTTAGTAGTATATCCTTCGATACCTTCACTAGTTAAAAATTCAATACGGAAAATAGTACCAGTTTTTGTACTTGTATTTTGAACATTACACAATGTAGTAAGCATATCCTTAGCAGTATCTTCAGTCATACTAACTAACGCTGATGCATTTTTAACAGTAATATTTATTTCAGATAATTGAGCAAAAACATTTAATAATGCTTCTTTAGATATAGTAGCTTCAGATGGGTTTGCATCTTTGATTAAGATACCAGAGAACCCACCGAATAATAATTTATTTAATTTCATTTCATTTTCCTTCTATTAAAAGTGTTTTATTTTTAAAGAACTTTGAGTATGTACAACAGTCATTGATTAAATTAAAAGTTTAAGAGTAACCGTTAATTGGACCCAAAGTTCTTTAAAAATAAAATTTAGTATGTACAACAGTTATTGATTAAATTAAAAGTTTAAGAGTAACCGTTAATTGGACCAAATTTTATTTTAATATATACTTAAGTTTGTGTGTCAGTTTTTAGTCATTAACTGATTTATAGAGTAAATAAACACGGAACATAAGTTTTATTTATACTTAGATTTAATTATTTAATAGAATTGTGCATCTGATTCAAAGTATCTAAACATAAGATTTACATTTTAATTAATGTTTAATTAATAATTAAATTAATCATTTTATTTTTCGTAATATTCAGGAATTAAATCCAATCCTTTCATCAATGACTGTTTAACGAAAACATTAGGCTGTCTATAAGCACCTAAATCCTCGAAACCAATCATAGTACCAACTTCTACAACTGCACCAGAACGGCATACACCAGCGATACAGTGTACAACTACATTCATTTTATTTGCTTTAGCATGTTGTAATAAGTTAACAATACTTGCACATTGTTCGGTATTCATTCTGAATTCCCACGCAATATCAATTTCATTGTCTACATCAGCGAAGGTAAATTGATGAATTTCTTTGAACTCATTATATGGCTTCATAGTAGATAAACAGCATGTACAATTTTCATATGGAATAGGAAACTCTATACAAGGATCAACAATCTGAATCAACATAGAATTCTTTCCTGGATTAGGAAAATTACCATGTTTAATATCATAAAATGATACATTTGTTATCCACATTTTATTAATCCTTTTGTTTATTTGTTAAATTTATTATAACTATTAAAACATAACATGTAAATGGTTATTTTCATTTTTTAAACTTCATTTTTCAATGCTGAACAAATTCTTTCAAGCATTGTTTCACTAATATCAATAGCTGTGTATAATGGGCATTGAATTTTATTAATTAATATTTTAGCTGCTTCATATATATTAATATCTTCTTGAAGAAGAATCAATTCATAATTATTATCATTAATTAATTTATTGTTTTCATTTGAATTAATGATTTTTTTTATTATATTCAAGTTGTTTATAATCACCATCTGCAATAGTAATTTTAAAACTACCAGAATAAACATTTAAAAAAATCTCCGGATAAAAGGTTTTTTAAAGAAAACCCATTTTTTTGTATATAACCGGATTTCGTTTAATATCTTCTCTTACTTTTTCAATAATTTCATCACGAGCTTCTTTAATTAATTCCTTACGCTCTTTGATAGATTTTTCTGATAAAATTAATGCTCTAATTGCTCTGACATGTTGTTTCAATTCATCAGATTGGAATGTATACTCCATATTTAATCCTTTAATTTTTATTTAAAAGCTATATATCCAGAAGATTTAATAAATTCTTCATCTGGAACTACTCATTCAATACGTTCTTGTTCAATATGTGCACAAGTTATACAAGACTTTAATTAAGCTTTCATTACCAAACATAATATAACCAAAATCATTAGCAATTGAAAGGTCATATTTTTGAATTGTACCCAAGATTGTTTCTTCCATTAAAAATTTAGTTGGGGTCAAATCGCAATTAGGAGTTAACAAATATAATTCATATGGTTCACCATTATCATATATATTTGAACTGTATACATTTTTAACTGTGAATGTACCATTAACGGCAAATTCTCGAGCTTCTTTAGTATCGAAATAAGTGTTTTACAATTGTTTTGTAGTAGTACCAAAGTCTTTAGCAAATTCATCCCAATTTATTTTAACAATATCATTAACTTTAAATAAATCTTTCATAATTTGTACCTTTTTGTTTATTTGCTAATTTTATTATAACTAATAAAACATAATATGTAAACAATAATTATTTTCACAATTTTCCATTTATTTCATTAAGAATATCATTAACATTAACCATATAATTCTTTAAATTCTGTTAGTATACGTTGTTTTTCTTCGTGTAAATCATAGCTCACAAGAGAGTTTATCTAAAGTGTAGATATATTATTACGCAATAATTGTAATGTATTTTTCATGTCTAATGTTTCTTTTGATAGATTATCATTTTTATATTTAAAAATTTGACTTTGAATATGACTCTTATAATTATTATAAGATGTAATTACTTCTAATAATGCACTATTAATTCTGTCCTTTCTTATAAGTGATTTGATTAATACATTTGCATTATCGTCTGTATAATGTATTAATCAAATCACTTATAAAGTCATTTACAGCATTATGAAATTCTTCAATTAAACTATCAATTGTTTCATCAACACTTTCAAATGTAACTAATACATCAATGTTACTGATTTTACCCCATAATGTACGACTTTCATAACAATATCGTATATAAGCAGTATATCCTTTATATTTTAACATATGTTATCCTTCATAAAGTTGTACCCAGCGCAGGACTCGAACCCGCTGTCATGACTTCGTAAACCCTTGGTTTATCCATTAACCGAACTGGTTAATTATATTTTTATTGTAACATTAAAATTATGTTTTTATGATCAAAACTGTGTTGATTATCCAATAATTTTCATCTCTTCTACTAATTACATCTATAATGTCATCTGTTTTTACATTGATTCTAAATGGTCTAATTTTTTTCATCTAAATCACGATAATACAAAAATTCACATAAATGATATTTACTCAACGAAATTATTGATTTTTGTTAATCAATAATATATAAATGTCTATTTTTAATTTTTTCTAAAATATGTTTTGCCTTTATTGTAACTCCTACCAAATTAAAGTAAATTTTTATTAAAAATATGATTAAATTTGTTCAAAATATCTGTTTCGGCCATAACAAATATCATAAAATTGTTTACTATGATATATTATACTAAAAATTAAAACAAATGTAAATACTAATTTAACAGTATTTTTCTTCTTATTCGTTTACTGACATACAATCAAACACATGTAATAAGTAACACTTTGGTTATATGATGTCTAATGTATAGTACACACAACTATTATTACATGACGTGAACGTACTTTTGAGAATTGGTGCCTCGTGTTGGAGTCGAACCAACGACCTGTCGATTATGAGTCGATTGCTCTACCGTTAAGCTAACAAGGCGTGGACCTGGCATCCGGAATCGAACTGGAATCTAAGGATTTGCAATCCATTATACTACCGTTATACTATACCAGTTTAAAATATTTTCCTTATTTATTAAATCTTTTATAACAATAAAACATAATATGTAAAGAATTATTTTTATTATTTACATTTAAAAATTGGTACTAGTATATGAACTCGAACTATCAATACCAAAGCGAGGGATTCTAAGTCCCTCGTGTATACCATTCCACCACACTAGTATTATAATTAAGAGGGAGTTTGTTAATAAGGCATATCTCCCAACTTGAACTAAATCAGCCTCAACAGACTACGCTACTAAACGAGTCTGTGCAAAAGTATTATCATTTGCGTTTATCTTTAAAATGTATCTTATTTTACGTGCTTCAATCTTTACACGACTCTCAGGTGCACCGTACATTACCCTGTCGAAACCAGTACATCCCCATCAAGAGCACACTTATGTGTAAAAATTATACAAACAGTTCACATAATAAATTAATAACTACTCCTGCTCCACATGTATTGGCTAGATACAACATGTTTCCAAACTTATGAGGTCTGTTGTAGTCACTATCTGTTGTATATAATTACCCTATAATGTTATAAATGTGCTTTTGGTGGAGATGGGGAGAGTCGAACACCCGTCCAGACCAACTTTATACACCATCAACGAATTTTATAATTCTTTTAATATTGTTTAACATCTTTTGGCAAATAAGTTAAAATATTCATCACTGAAATAACATAGAGATATAGTAATGTTGTCATAAAATATTCTGCATTAAATAACCCATATATTGCATAATATGGTCCAAGTAAAAATACCATATGTAACTATTACCGATGGCATTAATACTAACCAACATTTTAGGATTAAAAAACAATAGCTATTGTTTTACATGTAAGCCGTTAGTAATATAAAAAATATTAATGTTATTAACATGTATTCAAATGCTGATTCAGTGATAATAACATAAATCAACTTTAATGTTTTTGGTTTCATTAATAAGTCTTTAAGTTCATTGATTCGTCTTTCACAATTATTAATTTATTCAGTGCTTCCTTTGTTAATATAATCATAAACTTTTTCTTCAGTGATTGATTTATATTCAACATTAGTGATTGTTTCTACATGATAAACTTTATCATAGTGGTCTTATTTAGCTCCTAGATTTTCACTTTTAATATCTACAATAAAGTACTTATTATCAACTTTAACAAATGCACTTCATCCATCACTATAATAGTCTTGACAGCAAGGTAAATATTAATCACTAACCTCTTTAAAATATGGTACAATATCTGATATAGTTTTTAATTCTACAATTTTACTCATTTTATATTACTATTTAATTTACATTAATTTCAACAATTTATTCATTAAATGAGGTAACCGAATGGATTTGAACCAAGTCTTGAGTGATTTTAGGTCACTTACCTCTACCAATTAGGTAAGATGGCATTATTTTTAAATATTCTTTTTAAAAACACTTAAAACTAATGGTGGGTTGTAAGGGAATCGAACCCTTATAGACCGGTTAAAAGCCGGATATTCTACCGTTGAATTAACAACCCGAAAGTTTGGTGGATCGCTTGGGAGTCGAACCCAAAACCTACGGGTTAAAAGCCCGGTGCTCTATCCAATTGAGCTAGCATTCCATATATTAAATTGTGGGGATTTTTTACCAGCAAACATCTTTCGTTTCATTTATATTTCCTTTTTTGTTTATTTGTTAAATTTATTATAACTAATAAAACATAATATGTAAACAATTATTTTCACAATTTTTCATTTTTAAATATTCTTTTTCATAAAAACACTTAAAAATGGTAGTTCTGTCAAGAATCGAACTTGAATTTCACGATTATCAGTCGCGGGTAATAACCATTATACTACAGAACTATTGGTGTCAACGGTTGGTAACGATCCAACCTATCTGGTTCTTCAGACCCGTGCTAATTCATCTCAGCTACATTGACATTGGAGTGGGTTTAGGGGATTCGAACCTACGAATAACGGATTCAAAGTCCGCTGCGTTAAACCACTTCGCCACATCCCATTATTTTGGCTGGGACGGAAGGATTCGAACCTACGAATAACGGATTCAAAGTCCGCTGCGTTAAACCACTTCGCCACATCCCATTAATTTGGTAGCGGTGGAGGGACTCGAACCCTCGTCCATTAGGTTATGAGCCTAATAGTCTGCCGCTGACGTACACCGCGTTAATTTTGGTGCCGAAAGTAGGACTTGAACCTACAACCTACTGATTACAAATCAGTTGCACTACCAGTTGTGCTATTTCGGCTTAAACAATTATTAAATTTACTATATTTAAAAATACTATTTAATGTTATTTTAATACTCTTAAATATAGTTGGCCAGAATGATAGGATTTGAACCTGCACCTTCCAAGGCGAGAGAACTACCATTATCTTACATTCCGATTATCAGTGTTGGTCTCTCTGGAAAGAATTGGACTTTCATTTTACGGTCCCAAACCGTATGCATTACCATTATACTACAGAGAGTTAGTTATCATATTTGTTTTCCGGGGATAACTAACTAATAATCAGAATAGTTATCCCTTAATAGGGCTTAACATAATTGTAATCTTCCTTTTTAATTTATTTCTAAACTTACACACATATTAAATACTTTATTCTTGTATATTTAATATTTATATATTATACAACACTTTTTATTAAATGTAAACCAATTTTTAATTATTTTTTATTTTATTTTAAGCAAAATCTGCTGGTGTAACATAATCTAATTCATTTAGGTTTACTAAATCATGATCTGATATATCCAAATGAAAAAATAGATTAGACGTTGATTTAATCACAACACGATGATGATTATCAAAATATTTACTTAAATCATTATAATCAGTATATTCTATTAAACTACTAATATCTACAGCTTCGTTTCGTTCTTCTTTAATACGAATGTCTTCATTAACCGGAATATTTTCATTTAAGAAATTATTGAAATCATGAATACGTTCAAAATCATCTTTATCATAATTCTTAATCCGTTCAAGTGTTTCTATTAATTGCTTATCATCATTAAATCGTTCTATAACAGAATCAATAACATATCCATCAAAGTTTTTGCCTAATGGTTGAATTGAGCCATTAAAAAGTTCAATCATAGTTGAACCGTCATTTGTTTCAATAATAGAATTTGAAAAAATAATATCACCTTCTTTAAGTATGATTTTACCATTAAGATAATTTTTTAAATACACATTTTTGGTCGTATCAATAACTGTACCAATCTTTATGTCTTTCATATCAGTCTCCTTCAAGTTCTTTAATTAAATCACTGTATTTGATATCGATTATGTGTGAATTATTATTATTATTACATTCACCACATCGAATACCAATATTCAACGATTCTTTTAAAGCATCCTTATTAATATCAGAATATTTCTCCATTAATTCTATTATATCAAAGTCTGTGACATTTGTACAGGCACAAACCAATCTTTTTTTCATTTATTTTAAATTAATTCAAAATGCGGTAAATCATCGAAATTTTGATCAGTATATACATCATTTTTATCCCAATCTCCACCCCATCTTAAACTATGGAAAATCTTACCCTCACTTTTTAAACGTGCTGCTGTTGCTACCATTAAACCAGCTAAATAATAAAATCTTGCTGCATCCTTAGTATCACCCGAGAAAGCATTTGTACCTTTTTTGTATGGCATAACATCTATAGCTCTAGATACACCTGATTCATCTGGTTGATGTTTAGAACGCTTATTAACACCGTCTAATGTTGACTTACCTGCTAAAAAGTATTCTAATTGTTTTTCAGCTGTTCGTACACCTTCAAGTACTGAAAAGTCATAAATTTTAATAACTTCTTCACAGATTTTAATGATGTCTCTATGACATGTATGTAATTGTTCTAAACTGTTTTTACCAAAATTATACATAATTATTTATCCTTTTTTGTTTGATTTGTAATTGATTTATCTTGTTTATCAGTTAGTTTTTCTTTGATAGCCTTTTCATAGTAAAGGATTATGTTTTTTTGTTGTGTAATATATTTTCTAATTTCTGAAATGTTTATAGCTAAATTTTCATAATCATCTACACTAATAACAATATAAGTTAGCTTTGAATTTTCTTTAAGGAAGTTTATTTTAAATTCTTCATAATTTTTTTCTGTTACAACATAAAATCTTAAATAATTTAGTTGTAATTTAGATGGACGTGCAGCAATAGGTATGTCAGGTTTAACCATTTTATGTTTAGTAATGTATTCAGTTTTAGACGTTGTTGAACATGCTGTTCCAAGACTAATAATCAGTGATATTAGTAATATCTTGTAAAACTTTTTTAGAAACATTATTGATTCCTTTTTCTATAAGTTGTGGTTTCTTTTCAATAATTAACGATAAGTTATGTTTACGAAGATTATTTCTGAATTCAGCATTCTTTTCATCAGTTTCCTTTAACTTGATATTAAGTTCTTGTACATTTGCTTGCTGCTTAACAGTGTAATCTGAAAACACTTTAATTATTTTCTTATTGGATGTATTTACTTCTTTATATTGTTTAATAACAGCTTCTTGATTTACATTTTGTTCTATTAGTTCAGATATTCTGTTTTGTGTATCATTATAATAATATGTACAAATACCAACTAATGATAACACTAATAAGCCGATTATTATGTATTTGTTTAGCATAAATGTTTCCCCTTTATTTTATTTATATAAGGTAATCTGCATAATAATTTTCTACTGCTTTTAAAATTTGTTCATCATTAAATTCCATATTGCCAACCTTAAAAATAATATCAGTACCATTTGAATATGCATTATTTACAATTTAAAGTTTTAGGAATAATATTACAGATGTGTCTTTCATTGTTGTAGTCATCATTCACTCCTTCAAAATATTAAATAAATTTTTCGTGATAATCTTTTTCTAAATACCCATAATTATCATGTAATTGTTTAATGACACTATTGATGTATCTAATTTTATTTTGATTATTATCAATAATAGTTTTATCTTTTGTGTAAAATTAAGAAGAATTGTTAAACATTTATTCATTTAAAATAACATCAAAATAATCAAATGTATAAAATCTATATAACTTGTATGATTCAACATATAAAACGTATGTAGTGATTCCACTATTAATCTGCTATATGTATAGTAATACTTTAAGTTGCAACATTTCGCTGATATTATAATATTTCTTCCGGATATTTATTGATTATATCTTTGTATTTTAATTCAAGTGATCTTGATTGTGTGTCTAACTCTTTAATTTTTCTTTTATTTTTTTCTATTTTATATTCTAAGTTACACCGATTTTCATAGTAATTTTTACGCATTATTATAACATATTTTAATGAGGCGGCTTCTTCATTATCAGTAAGTGAATCAAGACTTTCAAGTGTTCTTGTATTATTATTTGAACAAAGTTTGAACCTATATTGTGTTTTATGACTTAATTTTTTACAACCTGTATATATGATTTTAATAATGCCTAGATTACTAACGAAATAATATGTCTTATTAACATATAAATCTTTCTCTTCTATCTTATCCATTGATTCTCGCTTATTGTTCAGTTATTGTTTTCTTAAAGTCTATTGTTATATTTTTTGCTTCGATTTTTTCTATTAATGAAGGACTTATTAAATGTTCAGTGTAATTTTTGATAAACACTTTACTTATGTTGAAATATTCTTTGTATATGTCTATTCGTGATAACACAGCATCAGTTGAAATATAATCATTAATTACTAAAAACGGCGTATGAATATCACATGTTTTTGATAATGAACAACGTTTACATATTTGTTCATTAGCGTCTTTTTTACATTTTATAGAATGTAATTCATAAATTTCAATTAATGTATATTGCATTGATTCAACAATAACATCAGCGATTCGTTTAAATACCACAATGAAATCTTTGTCGATAAGTTTAGTTAATTCAAGCAGAATAAATGCTGACACTTCTTTATGTAGTTTACCCCATATTTCAGTAAACATAGAATCAAAGAAATCTTTATGATCATTAAATATAATCGTTTCAATTTTGTCACTGGTTTTATTAGCCAATTCAATTATCATTTCAACACTTTCGATATCAAACTTTGGTTTTTTATGATCACATAACATATCGATAAAGAAGTTTTCTGTTTCTGTTAAAAATCTTGACCATAAATCATATTCCAATAATAAAATTTCTCTACGATCTTGATTAAAATAAAACCTGCCATTACCAATTTGATTTAATTGAAATGCTTGTACATTTTTAAATTTTTCCAATGCTTTACTAGATTCAATTCTAAAACCGATACTATTAGAATGAAATTGATAATTATATAAAAAGTTTTTATAACGTTCTGTTGCTTTTGGCATCACTTTAACTCCCTATTGCCAAACTTATCACTACTGCGATTATACATCAAATGGCCATGGAATTGATCTAGAATTTGTTTAATATATGTAATATCATGTTGTATGTCTTTAAGTTCTTTAATATTATTATCGGATATTAAATCAACATTATTAATTTTTTGTGTAATATTATCCAATCTTTTTAAAATAATATCACTTTTAACTTTGGTTTTATTTACTTCAATTCTTGTATTTTCTTTAATTTTTTGTACATGCTCCTCAAAATTTTCATTTTTTGGTAACTTAGAAAATATCTTCGTATATAATAACACAAGTAAAATTATTATAATTATAGCTAAACCTATCGTTGGTGAAACATTTCCCACTGTCATCATTTCAACAAATTTTATTATTAGATTTTCCATTATTAAACCTTTATATATTTATACTTTTATATTTATAAAAATTTTTAATATAAAAGGTCTAATAATGTGTGCTATTAAAGATAAAATCACTTATTTTTAAGTTTGAATGCTTGCATTTTACCACTATTCATGGTCTCTACAATACTACCTGTTGGCTCAATTAACCATATAACTTTCTTATTTAAATTACTAAATTCTTGAACTTCACCACTATATAACCAACCATCTGTTAAGACTACAATAGCATCGTAAGGTATTTTACATTCATTAGCTTTAGCGATAGCTGGGAAAATATCAGTACCACCACGGCCTTCTCGTGAAAATACTTTTGTATTTTTTGTTAATTCTTGAGGTGCATGTGCTACAGTATCGATTTGAATTAGATTAACCGTAGTATCAGTACAATTACATATATGTCTAACTTCTCCGATAGTATCATTTAATGCTTTATCACTCATTGAACCACTAACATCAGCAACGACTAATAAATCGAATGTTCTATCTTTCGTTTTACCTTTAACATCTTTACGACCAGGCATACGACGATCTCTTCTCATAATAGTTCGTCTTGTATTAGTTTTCTTATTACTAATAATATTACGTAAGACACTTCGCCAATTAACTTCAGATGCTCTTGCATGTAATTTAATAAGATCATTAATATCACAAGGTAATGAACCAGCATGTTTAAGAGTGTATGTCATTGCATCTTCAATGATTTTTTTAGTTATATCTTTCTGTAAGTTTTCATCACCTTGTGATTCTTCCCATGTATTATGTGTACTCATAACACCACCATCGTCACCTATATCATAATCTTTGATTTTGTCATAATAATATTCAGCTGTTTGATCGTAATCAACATCGATACCGTTATTAATAAATGTTAAAGGAGTAATACCATTTTTAGGTAAATGATTTTTATCAATTAACTGATTAATAGCACAATCTGTAGCATATCTCCATATGTTAATGACGCGATTCATCTTTCTACCAATATGACCATGAATAATATGCAACATTTCATGTTTAATAATAGCTAATCGACCTAATGAGTTATATTCATCAAATTTATCAGGATTAACGTACATAATGTAATGGTCTACATTAAATGATACACCTGTTGGTGCAGGTAATGTATAATCGATGGTGATAGAGCATTTGCCAAGTACACACGCATAAAATAAGTATGTTCTTTTAAATTCTGGATTAGACATCATCATAGAAATTGTTGTATCTAATAACCCACGTGAAAATTTTGATTTTTGCATATTTATTCCTTATATTAAATATTCAGCAAAATAATTATCGAATTCTGATTCTTCTAGTTATACTATTAGTGTATTAGACCTATCTTCAATACAAGTATCTGAATTTTTCCACCATTTAATTTCGTTATATTTAACATAAAATGATATTAAATGTTCTACACTATTAAATAATGACTTCTCGGCATGTCTACCATTGTATATATCATCTTTAACAATATATATATATATATATGAATATTTTTTGTTTTTAATATTTTAATCATTTTTTAAGTACACATAATTTAATTTATAAATCTATCATATAATATAAATATAGTAATGTAAACAAAAATAATGGGGAAAAATGGAATTAATTCAATTGAAAGCGATTGATGTATCTAGAATAAGAAATGAAATATTATTAAAGCAAAATAATAGATGTGCATTATGCAATGAACAAATTAATGAATGTACAGGTTATTCATTAGATCACCAACATAAAATAGCTAGAGAAGTTATTGGTGAAGATGGTGCTGGATTAATTAGAGGTGTATTATGTAGGTCATGTAATGTATTAGAAGGTAAAATATGGAATAATACTAGAAGATATATTCAGCCAAAAAATGTACAAGAAAGAATAGAATTCTTAGAATCACTTATTTCTTATTATAAACAACCCACATATCAATACATTCATCCGAGCGAAAATGTTAAAGAACCTATTGTGTCTAAACGTAATTATAACAAATTAAAAAAAGTTTACGATAAAAAAGCAAAATTCCCTGAATATCCTAAATCTAAAAAAATAACTATTAAACTTAAAGAATTATTCAAGGAATATAATATTGAACCTTATAATTGATTAATTACCAATCAGTTTCATTTTTAATATTATTGTGTAATTCACAATCTTTAGCAATAAATGATTTAAAATAAATATCGTCATTTATTGCATCTCCTACACATTCCACAGCTATATCATATTGGAAACTAAAGTCAAAAATAATATCAATTAATGATAGTTCTGGATGATGTAGTTTAGTTTCTTCTATGAATTTTAATACTTCTGCTACTAATTTTGGATAATCTTTTTCATCATAAATTGTCATCATTTATATTCTCCTCTACTTCAGATTTTTCTGGAGTTTTTCTCATGATACTCATTTTGCTATCAAGAAGATGTTTGATTTTGTTGTACTCATCGAATTCAATTACATAATCTTCTGGATAATAAATATTTAATCTATAATTATCATTAATTGTTTTTAATAATTCATACAATGATATCTCTGTAGATACAAGGAAAATATTGTTAGTATCTTCGATTTCATCATCATGTTCAATAACAGCTATATTATGATTATATTTTTCTAATAAATTGTTTATTTTTTCTTCATCATTTGTTCTATAAAGAATAGTATCAGGAGCATAAATAACATTTACACTATAGTGTGTTTTGATATTAAGTAATGCTTCTTCAAGTGTTTTATTGCTAAGATCAAGGTCAACATTGAATTCGAAAAATGAATCATTTATGTTTTTCTTGATATAAAATGATGTATTTAGATATTCTTGACTTTTAAGAGTTAAGTTATGTTTAAGATGTTCCAAGCCGAACTGTTTCTTAAGTTTTTCTAATTCACTTTTCTTAGTATTAATAATATATAAAATACTCATATGAATAATTTGTGAAATATATGCGAATGAGCTAACTGGCAAAAATGTTATTTTCGATATTTTATTATGATTAAAGTTATGTGAATACTTTAAAATTTTGTATACTGCATCTGAATAAAATTCATCGCGATATGTATAACTAGAAAATTGTGGTTTTCTTAAAATATTTTTAATCATTAATAAGATAATTTCACCAAACTTTTCAAATGATTCATCATCTATTAAAGTTTGTTCACTTAATCTGATAATAACATTTTTAAGTTTATTTTTTACACACCTTTTATTGTTAGGTAATTTATACTTGATTTTAAGTAATTTCACATACCATTTAATGTACTTATTAATCTTTTTATTATTATGTGTGTCATTTATATTTTCATCATTTCTATTATTGATTCTTATCAGTAATGACTTCAATTCCATTTCATTTGTATAATTGTGTTTAATTTTAGTTGTGCGTGGTGTTTGTACATTTTGTACATTTTGTAGAGTTTTAGGTTTTACACCTAAACTTTTTTCATATATATATTCTTCTTGCATTAAAACACTCCTTTAGTTCGATATAAATAATTATAATATATAATTAGTTAACTTGGGGTAAAAAAGTATGAATATTAATAACTTAGCACAAAAAACCAATTGGGTTGGTGGTAGTGCAAAATTCAAAAAAGTACCATTTTATTTGACATCATTAAATATTCCAGGGATGGACTTCGGAAATATAGAATCTGGTGCTAGACATTCAGCTCCTATAAATTTTGCGTCTGATACTATTAGTTTTCACATATTAGCTATTGATATGTTAATAGATGAGGATTTTTTAATATACGATGAGTTTATGAAAGTAATAAACGAGCATATATCAGTAGATAATGGCACATTTTCAAATATTGATTTTGATTTCTTCATCGATATTTCAAATAATAAAGGTAATCATTTATTCACTATTGAATTTTATGGGTGTCATTTAGAATCAATAAGTGACATATTTTTAGATACACAAGATGAATCTACCGAACACGAATTAAATATTGAAATTAAATACGATTATTTTAAATATAATAGAACAAAATTTAAAAAGTAATCGCCCATATAATTCTTAATTTAACAGTACTATTCTTTTCTTGCTCATTAAATGTACGCATTGCAAATAATGTTCCATTTGCGTACAATCCAGCTTCACTATATTTTACACCAATTGATTCATCTTCTGTACCGTTTCCTTCACCTGTTAATAAGTCAAAAGAGAATGTTACTGTACTCCCATTTTCTTCTACTAATATTGTTTGGTCTACTGCTCCAGATTTAGTAAATGTTGCAGGGTCATACACATAAGGATGATTATTAGGTAATCCACTTAATAAAAAATTCTTTTCATGTGTATATGAACCCAATTCTTCAGAAAACAATTGTGTTCTGAACTTATCATAAGTTTTTACTAATCCAGTATTAATATCAAAACCATCTACACCTAGTATAATCTTATCAATAAATGGTAATGGTTCTGCCTCATAATTAAATGGGTCATTAGGTGTCAAATTAGCATGTAAATTAGCAAAAATATTCATCATTACTGAACGAGCACCGTTCATAATCATATTATTTTCTGCCCATTCAGATATAACATTATCTTTATTATCTAAAGACTGAATTTTAAAATAACCTTTTATACCTGCGTATTGTTCTTTAACCATATTACTCATTAATCCACATTAAATTAGCTACAGTAGGGTCTATGGGGTCCTGTATTAAATATGCTCTATATGTCTTATTATTAGTTTCATTAAACCATAAATCACCATTTTTAACACCATCATCAGAACTATATAATGTTTTATCAGATGCAGCATCACCAGGACTATAAATTGGAGCATTTGGTGAAGATCTATATCTTACATAGTATTCTAATTCAGTTGTTAAGTTATGTGCTCTAATTATTGCTTTTACTGCATCTTCTGCAGGTAATCTTACACCGTATGGTGAAAAACCGTCATTTGTTGCCATATTTTAATATCCTTTTTAATAATTATTTATACAGTTGGTGTCAACATATTATCAACAGAAATTGTCTGTATACTAAATGTATCCGTTGTAAGGAAGTTATAATCGGAACTATAATCAGCGAATAATGTCCATATAGCTGAATAGTCATATATTTCGATATTAGATGAATTGACATATGAAACTTGAACAGGATTAGCTATTCTAGTTAACACAGAACCATCAGAAAATGTTATTTGAATTTTATTTCTCACTTGATCATTTTCTAATGATGTATCAATAAAGTTTATTATTTCTTTCTCATAAAAAACTGTTACTTGTTCATATATTTCATCAATATTAAATTTTTCACCGGTTAAAGGGTTATTTATTAACAAAAAACTGTCAATAACACTTTGATTTATTACACCTGATGTTGTTTGGTGTTCTTGTAAAAATATGTGGTATAATCCATCTAAACTCTGTAATTTTAGGTTTGTAATATCATAAATAATATCTAACCCATAATTATCTTGCATCGTTTTTGATGTCGTCTGAAAATAATTGTAAGTAAATCCAATCGGATGTGCTAACTCTTTTACAAATGACTCATACAATTCTCTTACTAAACTACCTTCTACTTCGAAATGCATTGGTTGAACTTCAGTAAGTTTAATACCTGATGTAATTTCATTTGATTCTAAAAACTTACCTAAATTATGTGCATAATTTAATGCCGCTTCAGTACCAATTCGTTCTTTGAAATTCTTATTCGTTATAAAATATTCATCATTAATAAGTTGAGCTGCTTCTTGCGCTAAAGGCATATACTTAAAATTAGAATTATCTAATTTAGTTTTTAATGTACTATCACGTTGTGCTTGTTTTAAGACATTATATAGTGATGTCATATATGTATTCAACATTGCTTCACGCAATATTTTCTTTGAATCTTGAACTATAACAGAATCATTATTATCATATCTATTATCATATATGTTCTTTATATCTATAGCGATTTGAGAATTTTCTTCAATTATTCGAATAAAAATATCCATAGCATCTTGTACTAATTGAACATCCTTAATATTTTCAGGTATAATCGAATCAAATATATTTTTTAAATCCATAATTTATCCTTAATTAAATGTTACACGTTGTAATCTTGGGATAACATTTCTACTAAATGACATATTATTAGAAGGATATGTTAAATTCAAATATCTATTAACTCTGAAATATTCCATAAGTAATGGTGATGATGTATAACTTGCAGGTGATACATGCTTAACGATTGTAGCATTTGGATTCATCATCGATTCGTCAGCTGTTGCATAACCATCAGTCGTCAAATAATAACCATCGTTAGTTGTGAAATATAAGTTACAGTTCACACTTGATGTTAAGTATGATTTAGGCGTAGTTAAATTCGATACACCTGATACATTAACATTTGTTCCGAATGTACTATTTACAACACCATTAATGTCATCCAATATGTTTTGTGGTGATTCAAAATATTGATTCGCGTTAATATAAAGTTGAATAATAATGTATTTCTTATAAGAATTATATATTGTATAATGTCCACATAACACATTAGATGTGATTGTAAATTCATCATTTAAACTTAATGAAGTAATAACATTGCCATGTAATAATATAATTGAACTAATATCTGATTGGTAATCCCAATCAACACCATATTCCATTGTAGTTCCATTATACCTAATTTCAACATTATCAAATGTGTAATCAGTAACATCAGCATTATCTAATCCAGTTGGGTCATCTGGAACAACTAAAGATTTATCAAATGTAATATATGATTTATTACCTGAATTAAATGTAGAAACAATATTAGCATCTGTTATAGTATATGATGTGTTATCAGTCATTCTAATTGGTGCAACGATTGCTTCATTATTAATATGTGTTAACGGCAAATTAGTCAGATCAACTTGTTGTGTAGTATCTTCTTGTGGCCAATCAACATATAGACTTTTAATAGTTTCGTTAGGTAAACCGAATGAAACAAAATTAGTCGTATCAATATTAGGCATATTATCGATAATTAAGAATCCATTTTCATCAAAATAATTTTCAAGTGGTACTGATAAAGGAATAAATATGTCCCTTAAGTCAGTGCTATAATTTTCAGTTGAAATGTTTTTAGCTGTTAATTGAATTTTAGTTGATGTATTAATATTAAAACCAGAAGCATCTGTTAAAACATAATCTATTCTACGTTCTAATGAACTTTGAAAATATTCAGAACCAAACTCTTCCATTTTTAAGTAATCGTTATAACCAGTGAAATAATCATCCCCATTAAAATATGTATCAATTGCATTAAACACATTTGAATTAACTTCAGGTACTAAATCATCGATGTTATATTTAAGAACAGAAATGTCATATTCATAATCAACAAATATAGGGTGTCTATTATGGAATTCCATCGTAGGTATCTTATAGTTGTCTAATTTATCCCATACACCTAAGTTAATAAGCTGCTGATCACTATTATAAGTATTCGAACGAATCTCAGTATCTTCTAAATAATGACTTGAATAAAATATTTGGTTGTTTTCATACATAGTATTTAATGCATCAAATTCAACAGGGTCTTCAACGTCTAATGTATAATCCCAACTTACATTATTAGAATTATCTAAAATATAATTGTCATTATTTGCATTACTAGTAAAGTTTCTTGGGTATGTACTAGGCATAAAACTAAACCATATATGACCTGGTGATTTAGGAACTTCATCATCTCCACCCCAAACTTTAGAGTTTTTAATTGATGTTTGTCTGTTGCAAAATGTTTCATAATCAGTCTTTAATACGATTCTATTAGCTGAATTATTAAATTTTGCAGCATTGTCGATAATAGATTGTATGGTTTCTTCATCTTGCCCATCTGATAATAAAGAAATTTTACTAACAGACATGTTATTAGATAATGTGTATTTTAATTGAAGAACATCTGTAATATCATAAATCGCACCATCTGTGCCAGAAGTAGTTAAAACATTCATATTAACGATTGTACCTACCCTTAAACCAGCACCAACCCCAGCTAATTTAAAATATAATCTTGGTGTTCTATTTTCGATATTATCCAAGCGCATATATTGTTTACCGATTGAAAAATCAGTTTCAATTAAGAATCTATCAGCTTGTGTATATGGTTCTTTAACATTAACTTCATTATTTTCATTGAAGCTAGTAACGAACATTTCAATACCATTTTCTTCTACATCAATATATGGAACATCAATAAAATATTGTGGAATAGTCGTACTAATAAACGAATCAACTGTTAAAATAGGGTTTCCATTGACGGAATATTCATTAATATTTTTAATTGTTGTAACATATTTAGGAAGTACTACTTTTGAAACGGTAATTTTAAATGTATCACCAGCTGATGCACCTAATTTTTCTATTTGTGAATCAAGGTAATAATATGTTTGACCATCAATTACAAATTCTGTGTATTTTTCAAGAACTAAATTCGCGTCCATTAAGAATTTTAATGTTAACGATAAATTCTGTTTTGAATCATCAGCAACATTCGTCGTAGTAACAGACAATTCATTTGGATTATCAATATATTTGAATAAATTACCTTCTATTACAGTGATATCAATAGAATCATTAATACCATCGTTAAGATTATTATTTTCGATTGTTAACTGATCACCCATATAGTAGTATTTTTTAGTGCCATAAGTAAATTCAGTATATTTGGGGATGATGTTTGTACCTTCACCCAATCGAATAGTTAAGTTATATTTGAAAGATTTTTTATGTTGTATTTCGTAACCTAGAGCTCTTGCGTTTTGTAATGCATTATCTCTACGTGTTGTTAAAGGTAAAAGAGTTTCATTTATATTACCTGCAGTATTAACATTCAACATACTTGTCAAATATGACATAGCAGTTATTAATTGGGAAACATTTGAACCTTCTGCTGTATCGTATCCTTTTTCATCAAATTTTGTTTTTACACCATTATATAACTCATCAAAATTAAATGGTGCTGTTTCTTTTATGTCTGCCATATTGATTCCTATTTTATGTTTTATTATTTATAATTACTGGAGTAAGCCAACCGAGATTTGTTCATCAACTTCAAGACCTTTATCAGTATAAGAATAAGAAATTGTTGCTATGGCTTTATTGAATTCGGGTACATCTTTAACAACTACACCTGTTACTATAATTCGTTTTTCCCATTTCTTTAAGGCTTCTTTAATATATTCAGCTATCAAAGATTTAGTCACATGATCAAGTGGATTAAATGTCACTTTATATAAATTAGAACCGAATGTTGGTTTCCCGGGCATTGAACCGATTTTTGTAAATAATATGTTCTTAATAGCATTATTAATAGCATGTGCATCAGTTACTGTTGTAGCTAATGTTCTATAGTCTGTATATAAAGCCATGAAAAATTTCCTTGTTTAAAAACTATTTATATCAGGTTACTACTGCACTATATGTAGAACTACAATTACTACCACTTTCTGATATTGTCCAAATTATTGAATTTACTTGATTTTCGATAAATGAAAATAGATGTTCATAATATGGTGAAGATTCATTCATAATACCTAATTGTGCTAAATAATCATCGATTGGCGAAGCTATTTTAGAAGCATCATTAGATATTGATGATATACTTGAACAATAAGATGGTGTTCCTTGTATAAGTTGAGCTGCCCAATATTCAGATATAACAGTACCCATCGTTTTATTAGTAAAGTTTAATAAACTTGGAGAACTTATCATAGAAACAGCTGGTGGATTAAAAGTTGCTGTTTGCGCATACGTGTCATAATTGGTACAAAAATCATACATCCACGTAGTTCCTGGATCTTTTGGAAATTGTTTTTGATTTACACCATGAGTATCATAATCATTTTTTAAAAAATCATAAGTATCATTCATATTACTTGAAAGTAAAGCATAATTTAAAGACATATTATTTTTCCATAATTGTTACATCAACAGGTGATAATGGAGATCTTGGATCTGTTTCAATAGGTGTTGCTGTTGGAATACCTAAATTACCGATATGGAAATGCGCATCATATTTATCCCTTAATTGTGATAAAACACCAATATTATCTGATAAATCACCTGCACAAGTAATATCACTATTTGAGCCGATTTTCTTAGTAACTTTCAAATTTCCTGTTATAAGTACATCATTTTTGATTTCTAAATTACCGTCTGATGTGATAGTGATTGCACCTTTTACGTGTTCTTTAAGATTTTTATCTATACTTTTTAGGACATTACCTTTAATAATTTCTTGTAAATCATCTTCTAAATATCGTTTTACTGTTTTTTTAATGTGCTCATTAATTTCTGTCAAGTGTATAAAATGAGAAATTGCATCTTTCCCATTACTATTATCAACAGTTTTTTGAATAAATGAACCATCTGGTCTAATTTCGATATAACTGCCTGTCTTATGGTACACTCTAATTCTTTCATTACCTTCAGTATCATCTGTTTCAATAACATGTCCTGAAGGTGTTTCATTAATAGTTACATTTGGATATTCTGATTTATCATTTAAAGGATCAGGCTCAGTTTGCGAAACATCTGCACCAGTAACACTATCAGTTACACCTTCTACTTTGTCTAGGTTTGATTTAATGATATTGAATGGTGTTGTATCACCAGCTGAATAATCAGAATTAGGAATATTTTTATCATAATATGTATCAGTTAGTTTTTCGTTTCTCACAAGACGATTAATATCTGATTCATTAGTTCTGGCTTCAAATGGGTATAGTTCGTCAGGGTCATTAAAACCTTGACCATTAGAATAAAGAGTTTTGTTAGTTGTTTTGCCAATGATTGTACCGATTACGATTGGTTTATTAGGATTGTTATGATCTAAAATACACCATACCCATGTGCCATTTCTTGGTATACTTGTTAAACCAATTCCATTATTTAATGAGTTTTCTGTGCTACCCATTAATTCTGCCCAAGGTAAGTCATCTGTTTTAATGAAGTTGAAGTCTTCTCCTGCATTTTCATTTTTTGGTGTATGTAAACCAAAAATTCTAACTTTTAAACGACCTAATTTTTCTGGGTCGTTATTATCTTCTATTACACCTCTATGTAGCAACATTTATTATCCTTTTGTCATAAAATCTATTCTATTTAATGTGTACTTTTGCATCAATTTGTCACCGATAATTTTATCAACAACTGATGATACAAAATACTTCCCACTAGAAAATTCATCTCCTTTTAATGTTGATTCTTCAAATAATGGGTTACCTTTTAATTCTACTTTAACAATAGTACCAACATTCGAATATTTAAGTGAACCAGCCGTAACTATTGACGTTTCATTATTTAACATATATGAATTAAATAATTGATATTTTTGAAACCCATCAGTAATTAATTCATTAGTATTAAATCTTGTGCCGTTTGTTATTTGTAAAGAACTTGAATCGAAATTATTTAACTTCAATTCTGATGCATAATCTTTAATATTTATAGTCTCAGAGACAATAGTTTTGTCAGTAGAAAACTTATAAATTTCGTCTATTGGTTTAACTAAATTTAAATGCCCAGATGCATTAATAGTCATTTGAATTTCATGTATTTTTGCTATATATTCATTATTAAGTGTATTATTTTTAAATATTAAATCACCATTAGGACCTTTTGCAATTGGTAGTGTACTAGGTTTAACTTCTTTAATGTGTATATTTTTTTTATCTTGCCACATTCTTATGTTTTCTTTGCTTAACTGATATAAGAAAAAATCAAGTACTGATTCATTTTGAGGTACAACAAAATTAGTCGATTCAGAAGTATCATTATCGTCGATAGATATTTTGTTTTTAGTCATAATATCAGATAATTTTAGATTATCAACGTATTGTTTAAATGCAGACACCGGTGTATCATTAAAGCTTTTGCTTATATATGATGTATTAAGTATATAAGAGATTTCATCTACACCGTGAATAGTAACTACTTTAAATCGTTCGTTTGACATATTAACAACATAATCAGTAATAATGAATGTTTTGTGTATTTTTTCATCTGTGATATCTGTTAATGAAATAGTGATTAGATTTTTTTCTTTAGGTTTAATTTGATAGTTAAACATATCGAATGAATCTTTAATCTTCAGTGTTGTGATTATTGGAAAATTAAAGAAGTCATATTTAGTTTCGATAGTCAAGACATCATCTTTCGGTACAACAAAATCATCGATTTTTACTTGTACGTTTTTAAGTAAAGATGTGTTATTAAATATTTTTTCAAAAGACATTAAGTTATATATCCTAATTCATAACATTTTTGTATGAATACATTTATTTTAGATGGTTTCACTATTTTAATAACCCTAAATTGTTCATTATTATCAAGACTATCAGATAATAATTTATTATACATAGCATCATATGTTGATTGTGATAATGAATTGCCATTTCTAAACTGTGTTATATAGTTCTGAATTTGTGTTTCAACACTTGCGACTAATTGGTCATATTCGTAAGGCATATCGAATAATGCATTTTTATGATTAATAATTAATAAAATGTCCCAAAAACTAGCATTGTTATATAGAATTTGAGATACTTGTTCAAGTGTTGAATTGTCATTTATTTGATACCAATCATACAGTAAGTCAGTATCATTTTGGACCATTTCATAGATACCTTTTATGTCTACAGAAAAATAATCTTTAAAGATATATTTAGTTGATTCTATGTTTGCAAAGTTTAACAATGAGTTAGTTAAATGTGTATAAGCCATTATTAACCTCCAGGTTTAGTATTATAGTCTTGTAATGTTTTCATATCAACTTCAGCCCATTGTAGAGATAATGATATCTGTTTAGGAATACCATCACCAGTTTGTTGCATAAACCCATCGGCACCATAATCGACAGAAATGTTAGTTAAAACAACTCTATCCATATTAATAAGTGGTTTTATATAATTATTACTAATGTCAATTTTAAAGAATGAAGGTGCTTTAATACTTACACCGTTTATTGATTTTGACGGTGAAGAATATTGTTTTAATTTAGTAATGATAGTTAATATAGTTTCTGCTTCTGTTTTATTTCTTGGGATAAACATATATTCCATCGAAAATGTTCTAGGTGTACTACCTGAATAATTCTGGAAATAACCTGGGTCAATCATTGGTTTTCTTAAACCCATAGAAGAAGTACTAGAACCAAGAACTTTATTAACAGTAATATCACCTGTGAAACTATCAATAATATCCAATCCTTTGTTTATACCTCCACCAATCCTGCCAGTACTGTTTTTTAATTGTGGTATCATACGTGTAAGGCTTGTAATACCAGATGCTAAATTAGCGCTCATCATAGATTCACCAATTGCACCAAGTACACCAGTTTCTACAGACCAACCATGATTTTGAGAATCTACAAATGAGTTAGGTAAAGGTAAAACTATTACTGATTCTGTTTCTCCTTCAGATGATCGCGACCAAGAATCAAGATTTTTACTAATTTCAGTCATAGTTGATTCTGCTGATTTTAAAAAACTAGAAATGTAACTATCATCATCATATGCTTTACTTAATGCAGATGCAGAATCTTTACTACTACTAGCCATTTTTACATAAATTTTTACATGGCGATGTTCAAACTGGTCGTCTGTTATATCTGTAGGATATGCATATTCTATTGCCATTATGGACCTCGTCAATGTTCAAAACTGTTGAGAAGATTATCAGAATCATAATTCTTCGCATTATAGTTATTTATATTATGATTACTTATAGGATTAACATTTACATTTTGATTATTATTTTGTGATATTCCTAATTGCATCTTTGTTTGTTGCACAAAGTTTTCATTTAATTGTTGTGCAGTCATTTCCTTTACATCTTTGTTTGATTGAACGATAGTATCTTCTTTTTTTATTTTTTCATCTTCATAAACATCTGATGTTTTAGTAATTTGTTTAACTTTTCTTGCTGTATTTTTCGATGATTTCACATTAACTTTTGAATTAATAATTTCACGAATTCGTTCTTTATATGTATTTTTTTTCTGTACTAAATTTTCAATTGTTTCATTAATTTCAGATACTTTCTCAATAGCTCCAACTTTCGTAGCAATTACTAATTCAACTTCTTTGTTAGTGATTCTCGAATTAATCTTTTTAATATTCTTATTTATGATTTTTATTTCATTAACATTATTGTTTTCAATACTATTAACATCACCATTATTAAAAATGTTTTCGATTATTTCATTATCTTCTTGCTTAACTTCAAGATTTTCAACTTGAAGGTTTTGAATTTTCTGCACATTAATTATGTTATTCGTGTTAGCACTATCTTCTATTGTGATATTTTTACTTAAGTCATTTGTTTCATTTTTGACTTTCATATCAGTATTAGTGATCTTATTAACATTATTTACATTAATACTATTATCAACATTCTCTGTTTTATCTATATTAATATTAGCAATATTTTCATTTTTTGTGATATTTGTATTTTTTGTTTTATCTATATTATTTTCATTTTTTGTGATATTTGTATTTTTTGTTTTATCTATATTATTTTCATTTTTTGTGATATTTGTATTTTTTGTTTTATCTATATTATTTTCATTTTTAATATTTTCATTTTTTGTTTTATCTATATTATTTTCATTTTTAATATTTTCATTTTTTGTGATATTTGTATTTTTTGTTTTATCTATATTATTTTCATTTTTTGTGATATTATTATCTTGTGATATTTGTTCTCTTAATATAACTGATTTATGAACTTCAATCAATCGTTCTTTAATTTTTTCATCCCAATCATCAATGTTAATAATTTCTTGTATTTCTACAGATGATAGTTCTTTTAATTTATTCCAGTCATCAATTTTTGAATCACCAATAGTATCATGATCGATTATACCAGCATCTTCATATTTTTCAATATCATTATTTCCACCCATTAGGTTATTCACACCTTTAGATACATCTTCACCATCAACCAAACCAAATGTAAATCCTGAAGCAATAGAACCTACTGCCGATGATGCTTTATTAATGGAAGTTAATTCAGATTCAGATATACCTAATGATTCACCAGCATTATTCCAACCGTGTACACTATCATAAACAGATAAACCAGCAGCTATTAAACCACCAACAATAGGTACTGCTTTACCTAATCTTAAACCTCTTAATATTTTACCTGCACCAGTTTTACTAGTTTTTTTAGGAGCTTTTGGTTTAGACTTTTCGTTAGGTTTAGTTGCACTTGTTGGTTTTGGTTTATTAGGACTTTTTTTATGTTTTTTCTTACCAGTTGGAACCGGTCTTGGTTTACCTTTACCACCTTTACCACCTTTACCACCTGTACGGCTACCAAATCTTGCTCTTGGACCAAGCATCCCAGGTAAACTAAAATTAATATCATTCCCAGGTGTACCACCATCAAGTATTTGTGTATCACTGTGTGTATTAAGTGAATCTTTTTGTAATTTGTCAGGATGTTTAATTGATGTATCTTGTTCATCGTACATATCGCGATAAATGTTATTAAGAACGTCAAGTATTTTATTATTTACTACGAGTAATTTACCAAATGTCGGGTCGATTATTTGTTTTTTATCTGATTCAGATTTTTGATTTTTGACTAAATATTCAACTTGTTCAGCTGCAATATTTTCACCTGTCACATTCATATAATCGATAAGTTTTTCATTAGTACTTTCGATTTCTGATGCTGTAGCGGTGTCCATATTTAATTTTTCATCAAATTTTTGGCCATCTTCGTTTTTCATCGATTAATTTCCTCTTTTGATTTATTTAGCAAACTGATTAATATAAAACGTTCAAATGGCAAAAGTGTATCTATATCTTGTTTAGTGTAATTCCCATAGTAATTTAAGTCATTATAAGTTTGATATAAGCTCATAACACTATCTTCACTCATATTGTCAATAATAAATTTTGGTGCTGATATATCTGTGTAATTTGATTCACCACATAAATTACATCTTATTTCTTTTCTAAAATTAAACTTTGTAATTGAATTATATGTTTCCTCATATAAATCTTCATATTCATCCACATCTAATTCTTCAAGATTTATATCAACGAAATCTTGAAAATTATCATGAGTTAATTCTTTAAAACAATCGATAATATGTTCATTTTTTATATTAGCAGGTTCAATAATATTTGAAATATTGACTGGAGCCTCATTAGCTTTTTTACAATGAATACATTCAAATTTTGTATTAATTTCATCTCCGATTGATATTTCTCTAAATCGGTATAACAATGCTTTCTTTTCATTTGTTGTTAATGTTTCAATAATATTATTTTCTACATTACATAAAATTAATGCATCATCAAGACTTTGATTCTCGTACATAGTCAAACATAACAACATTTCCTTTTCTTGTTGTGTATTATATGGTGATATTTTTATATCTTTACCACATTCTTTGTAATCAAGTACAATCATTTAATATTCCATGAGTCCGGAAAAAAGTTCGGTAATTTGTCAAATTCATAAGTATCAATAGCACCACATTTAGGACATTTCACATCATAAATATTATTAGTTTTGAATCTCATTTTGTCCCATTGTTCGAAGATATTTTCAAATTCATCTACGTTAAGATTATTAATTACATCATTTAATTCTTCAAACGTATATTCATTATCGTTAAATGATTTAATATGAAGTATAAAATCGAATAATGACTTTTCATCTAAAGTATCTAATGAATCCATTAATTTATCATGAAATATTCTATTTTGAATATAACCGATAGAAATTATGATATTTTTATATATAATATCGTGATATTTTTCATAATCAGCAGTGATAACTTTTTCTAAGTCAGCTGTATATTCATATTCATGTTTACATGATGAACAAGTAAAGTCGAATTTAATGTTTTTAGGAAGTGATTTATTTCTTATCATAGAAATAACATAAGTATATTCATCTTCACTAAGTGCTATATTTTTATCTTCTATACAATCATAAACTAATGCTTCTCTAACAGCTATTTTGTTATCAGCATTATTGATTAGTTTGTTTTTATCTTTTACCTTCCATTTTCTGAATTTTACCTTGCGATCACCAATATTCATTGAAAAATTGTACTCTGTCATATTACTCCTTCTTATTTAATGTTTTCTGGGTCTGGGTTAGTACATTTGAATTCAACTGTGAATTCAGCAATTTGTGTTTCAGTATTATTACTAAATTGTAATTGTGAAACAGAATCAATCATTGCATTATTATATGTAGCAATCTTTTTTATTGTTTCATCTGCATAATCAGCATCTTTATATAAATGAACTGTTGATTTTATGTCATCGAAATACATAGTTCTTTGAAATAAGTATGTTGCAACAAATTTCCTATACAATTTCATTTGGTCTTGGTCTCTGAATGTAATTGAGAATCTATATAATTCATCCCTACCATTATGAATGAACCATCTATCACCTGTGTAATGTTCGATATTTTGGTTAGTAAATTGTGGTGTATTAAAACTTACGATATTCAGATTAATTGCACGAGAATTCAAGTCACTTGTCCAACCAACTAATTTTTTAATTGTTGGTGAAAGATCAAGTTCGATAGTAAATGAGTTAATATATGACCATTTAGTATTGTATGCAGTAAGCATACCATCAGCAAAATTCATATATGTTATTCCTTTTATAATATTATTATTATTTATAAATAATAAAATAACAAATATTTGGAGATACAATGTCGTCAATAGTTCAGAATATGATGCAAAAAGCCATTGGTGATGGTGCTAGAGCTAGTAAATTCGATGTAATGTTGAGGTTTACTGGTAATGCTGGATACGATTTAGATACGATTGGTATTATGGTTAAGACTACAAAATTGCCATCTAAAACCCATCAAAAATTAGATTTTAAGTTTAAAGGTAGATCTATTCCATTAAAAGGGCAGACTAATTATGACCAAACTTGGGAGTGTCAATTTTATTTAACACAAGATCATGCTATAAAGAATGCATTTGAATTATGGGTAGAAGCATTAGACCAAAAACATAATTATCATAATCCTAATGATTATAAAGGTTTACCAACATTACAGGGTAATCATTATACTAATGGGTATGTTGTTCCTGAGATGCATATATATCAGAAAGATTTCGATAATACTGCTAAGACAGCTAAATATATTATGTATAATGTGTATCCTACGGAGATATCTACAGTGCAGTATGATGCTGAAGGTAGAGGCCAAATATCTTTATTTACTGTGACGTTTTCATATAGTCATTATAAGTCAGAAGTTATGAAGAGTAAAGATGGTAATTTCATCGATAATTTAGTTAACCGAATTAATAATGAAACCAAAGAATTTATTGACGAGAAAATGCAGTCATTGAGCAATGCTATAAATGGATTTATTGGTGAAGATGCATTAACTAGTTTAGAAAATTATGGTAAGTCTACTGAAGATTTTTTGTTTAGTGATGGTGCTAAACCAGCTACACCTAAGACAGTATCACAATTAACAAGAGGTGGTTTAGGTGCTGCACATATGCCAAGTAAAATAGGCGAATAATTTAAAAGGATTTTAAATGTTTACAATTAGTGATCTTAAAAAGCATCTTGGACCTGGTTTAGGTTTAAGAAAAAATAAATACTTATTAGAGATACCTATACCTGGAATTGAAGGTGAAAAATTAAATGTATTATGTAGAAGTGCAGGATTACCAGAACGTCAGATAACAACAACACATGTATGGCATAAAGGAAGACGATATAATACACGTGGTGAGACTGATTATATGGGTTCATATGAAGTGTCTATATTAGATGATTCAGCAATGAACATCAGAAAAACATTCGATAAGTGGTTAAAGAAAGTTGATGATTCAGGGGAAGAAGGTGGTTTAGCATCATATGAGGGTAATTTAAAAGATTTATTAGATGTAGCTAAATCAGGCCTTACAGTGTTGAATCAGGTTAAGAATGTTACTAAAGACCCTAGCGATGCTATTGGTGGATATTTTTTAGGTATGATAGACCCAGAGGGGGCAGATGCAACAGCTAAATATCAAACAGACATAAACATTTGGCAATTATCAGCTAGCGGTGAAAAGGTATACGGGTATAAGTTACAGAATGCGTTTCCACAAACAGTTGGAATTGTTACATTAGATGATGGTGAAGAGAATACATTATCGGAGTTCAGTGTTACATTTGCATTTAGTGAATTTATTCCGTTAGAAAACCAGTCATTTGGTGAAGAATTATTAAGAACTACAATTGGTGATTCAGGTAATGAAGTTGTAAATGGTGTCGAAGCTTTATTTGATTGATAAGTAAATAATTAAATATATAAATAATAATAAAACAATATATATATATATATATTTAACGGTAAAAATAACAGGAGAAATTAACAATGGCAAATAAATTGTCTCAATTAAAGAATGCTTTAGGTGCAGGTGCTAGAGCTAATAAATATAGAATTGGATTTAGTATCCCTGCTACTGTTCCGGTGTCTTCTAATTTGCGGGATGCTGAAGTACTTTGTAAAGGTTCATCTTTCCCTGGTGCGACGATTGGTCAAATTGAAGCATATAATCAAGGTAGAAAGTTGGTATTGCCTGGTGATACTACATATACTAATATTTGGACATTAACATTTTATCAAACTGAAGATCATGCTTTGCGTAAAGATATGATTTCATGGATGACATCTGCTGATAACTTCCAAAATAATACACATTCAGGTAATCCTACTGATGTAATGAGTGAGTTAAATGTTGAGCAATTGGATAGTGCTGGTAATGTAACTGCTACTTACACGATGCATAATGTATTTGTGCAGGAAGTTTCAGAATTAACAGTTGGTGATGATCAAATTGATACATTACAAGAATTCGATATTGCATTTAGTTATACCGATTGGGTTGTTGGTAATGGTGAAATGAATAATCCAGCATCAGGCAACCCTGCCACTAAAAACGCTATTGCTGAATAAATTAGAGCCCATTAAGGGTTATTTTGGATTATAAATGGCAATAAAAGGCAAAGGTAAACATAAAAATAAGAATAGATTAAAAGAATTATCTACAGCTCAATCGAATATGAAGATTAAAGATCTTATGAAAGAACGTAAGACTTTAAGAGCGCGTGATATGAAGCCTGGTAATCTTTTGTTTACGTCTTATGATGCTAAGGATAAAGAACAAACTTATGATAGAACGCCTTTGGTTTTAATATTAAGATCGGGTAGATCACATACATTAGGTTTGAACTTTCATTGGATACCTATGTCTATGAGAATTAATCTTATTAAGAAGATTATATCGATGAATTCTAAAAATATTAAGAAAAATTTGCCTTTAGATTTCGATTATCATGATTTAAAACCAATGTTAAAAAGTTTAGGTTATGCACCATGTATAAGACTATATATAAACCCGCGTTTGGGTAAAAAGGCTGTAATATTACCACCTGAAAGATTAATTGAAGCAGCAAGATTGAAGAGTGAATCATTTACTAATGGTAGATATTCAGCTACTCAATTATATCAAATGGCAAGAGCGTCTGGTAAAAAACGCAGAAAATAAAGGAGATTTAAAATGGATAATGAAACAATTCAATTAGCAATTGATAAGAAGTACTCTGATTTCTCAGATAAAGTTAAAGCCGCGTTAAATACTAAAATGAGTAATCATCCAACTATGAAACAGCATACAGATGATATTAGTGAGATTAAGGAATATAAGAAAATATTTTCACAGATCAGCTCTAATGGTGAAGAGGAGTAAGTTATGAAACTTATTTATGATTTAGATGCTACTAATACATTTGAGGTTGAAGAAAACCTTGATGAATCAAGTGGTAAGAAAACAAAGAAATATAAGATAAGTGGTGTATTTAGTACAATAGGTAAGAGAAATCGTAATGGTCGTATTTACCCTAAGAATTTATGGGAATCACAAGTAACTAATTATCAAGATAATTTTAGTAATGGTTCTATTAATACATTAATGGAATATGAACATCCAGCACGTGCAAATATTAAGCCTATGGATGCAGTAGCAAAAATTACCAAGTTAAACGTCGAAGGTGATTATGTTATTGGTGAAGCTGTTTTATTGAATAATGAAAGAGCGAATAAGCTTAAAGATTTAATTGATAACGGTATTAAGTTATCTGTATCTTCACGTGCTGTAGGTACTATTAATAATGGTATTGTTGAGAAATTTAAATTGATTACTTATGATATTGTATCAGCTCCTAGTGATTATAATGCCACTATGAATGGTGTAGTTGAAAGCTATCAGTTAAATGAAGGTATTATTGAAGATCTTAATTTCAGTTTAGATGATTATGGTAATATTGTACCATTTAATGAAAATTTATGTTCTGTTTCAGGTGCATGCGATATGTATGCTAAAGATGACATTCATAGCGCTATTGAAACGAAGTTTAACGAATTTCTAGAAAAAATTAAAAAATTATAAATATAAATATAGTTACGAATGAGTAAATATTAAAGAATTTTATTAACAAATAAGGAGATTGATTACATGGGTTTAAAAAAACTTTTTGAATCATTGGATAATAAGGTTTTCACAGATGAATTAAAAGAGTCTTTAGAAACATCTTTTAATGAAGCGGTTGAATCAAAAGCTATTATTCTAATGGATGAAAAATTAGAAGAAAAAATGGATGAGTTGGAGGAACGTGCCGACGAACACATTAAATTATTAAATGAAGATAAAGAAAAAGAACTTAATGAAGCTAAAGAAGAAATATCCAACAATGTTAACATGTATCTTGATCGTGTTGTTGATGATTTCTTAGAAGAAGTAAAAACAAAATTGGATGAGTCTGTATTATCTGAAAAAGCTGATATGATAGTTGAAGCATTCGATAGTATGTTGATTGCTACAGGTGTTAAGGTTGCTGATATTGTTGAAGCAAAAGATAATTCTAATGTTTCTAAACAATTAGAAGAATCTAAGGTAAAATATGATGCATTAGTTGAAGAAGTATTTTCTTTGAAAAATGAAAACGAAAAACTAATTGTAATGGGTGCTATTGCTGAAATGTCTGAAGATTTATCTTTAGTTGAATCAGAAAAATTCAAAAAATTAGCTGAATTAGTTGAATTTACTAATGACAGTAAATATGTTGAAAAACTTGAAACTATTAAAGAAAGTGTTCAAGGTACTTCAAAATCAGAAGACAACATTAATGAAAACACTGATAAAGACGAACCAGAAGCCGATTGGAAGCGTTTCGTTTAATCGTGATTAAGTTTTGTTAGTTTTTTAATTTTATTTTAATAAAAATATAAATAAAAAAATATAAAAAACAAATTTTATATATTATAATAATTAAGGAGAATTTTAAAAATGCAAAAAATTCAAGCTTTACTTGAAAGTTCTAAATATACACCATTATCTGAAGCAGATAACGTTTCAATGACTATGATGTTAAAGAACACAGAAATTGAAAATGAACGTCTAATGAACGAAGGTACTTTGTCTGGCGATGTTGCTCAATTTACACCAATCTTAATGCCTATGGTTCGTAGAGTATATCCTAACTTGATTGCAAATGAGTTACTTGGTGTACAGCCTATGTCTATGCCTACTGGTTTTATTTATGCAATGACTAACCAATATACTGGTACTGCTGATACGGGTTCAAATGCTAATTCAATCATAATCGAGATGTCACGTCCTACTGGTTTAGTTGCTGGTGGTACAATTACTGGTGATACTTCTGGCGCAGTAGCTACTGTTGTTTATGTTGAAGGTGCTAAGCTTTTAGTTGAACTTACAGCTGGTATTTTAACAGCTGAGACAATTAATACTGGTGCAGAAACTATTACAGGTATCTTTACTAACGAAGCATCATTCTCAAGAATATTCAAGAATTACACTGGTTCTTATTCAACTGCGGAAGCAGAACAATTATCACGTGATATGCGTGAAGTTGGTTTCAGTATTGCGAAGAAAACTGTTGAAGCACGTTCAAGAGCTTTAAAAGGTCAATATACTGTTGAAATGTATCAAGATTTGAAAAATCAACATGGCAAATTAGCTGATGAAGAAATCATGAGTATGATGTCCTATGAAATGCAAGCTGAATTAGATCGTGAAGTTGTTGATTTTGTTAATGCTAATGCAACACAATTGCAAAATACTACAAGCTTTACACAAGCATCTGATAACACAGGGCGTTGGGAAATTGAAAAATTCCGTAGAGAATCTGTTCGTATCTCTTCAGAAGCAAAACAAATCGGTCTAGATACCAAGCGTGGACAAGGTAACATTCTTGTTGTATCTCCTAAAGTTTCTACAATGTTAGAACAAGCGGGTACTTTCAAGGTTGCTGAACAAAAAGCAAATATCAATACACCAGTTTCTGGTGGTGTTGCAGGTACATTTGATGGTAAATATAAAGTTGTTATCGATCAATATGCTACTTCTGATTATTGCACAGTAATGTATAAAGGTGTTGACAGACGTGATGCAATGGGCTTCTTCGCTCCATATGTTCCTATGTCATTCACTAAAGTAACAAACGCAGACTCTGGTCAACCAGCAGTTATCGCGAAAACTCGTTATGCATTGGATACAATTCCTGGTGTTAGTTCGCCTACGTCAAATGACCGTGCTGCTACTTATGCTCGTTCATTCGGTATCGACTTCACAAATACTGTTTTAGCTTAATCTTAAAGATTAAAACTTTTATAAAACCCACTTATGTGGGTTTTATATTATATTTAAACAGCCATTGTAGCTTTAATACTATCCATAGGACTATAATTTAATAACGTATAATCAATAGTCTTTGTCAATAATAATTCATCTAATGTATAAAAATTGGGCATCTGTAATGTAGGCAATTTACGTGGTGCTCTCATTAACTGCTCATTAACTTGACCAAAATGATTCTTATAAATGTGACAATCACCACCTACCCAAATAAATTCACCTACGTGTAATCCTGTAATCTGCGCAAACATATGTGTTAATAATGAATAACTTGCTATATTAAATGGTACACCCAAAAACATATCAGCACTTCTTTGATACAACTGACAAGATAACTTGCCATTTACTACTCTGAATTGTGATAATACATGACATGGCGGTAATGCCATTTGATCAATTTGTAAAGGATTCCATGCACTTAATAAGATTCTTCTAGAATCTGGATTATCCATAATTTCATTCAATACATTAACAATTTGATCTACATTTTCATTGTTAAATCTTCTCCATTGCCCACCATAAACAGGTCCTAATTCTTTCCTTTTGTTATTATTAATATATCCTAATTTTACACCTTGGGAATCAGCATTAGCAGTCCAAATTGTTTTCTTATCAGCCAAATTTAATCTATCATCTTCATATAAAATTTCAGCTAATCGTCTTTCGTTTTCTGAACCTTCTAAAAACCATAATAATTCACTAACAACAGACTTCCATGCTAATCGTTTAGTCGTCATAGCTGGAAAACCTTCTTGTAAATTAAAGCGCATACTATATCCAAAAATACTTCTAGTTCCTACACCTGTTCTATCATTTACATCTTCACCATAATTTAAAATGTATTTTAATGAATCTAAATACTGTTTCACAATTTTCTCCTCAATGTTTTATAAATATTTCCTGTCTGTGTTCGTCTGATATCCACACATTCGAAATTAACTAATTCACTCAAATGAATAAATTTATCACAATCAAAATCACCTTTAATCTTAGTAACTGATATTTCTTCAATTATGTCTAAACATTGCATAATTAAATCACGTCCACCAATAATCCATACACTTATTGGCCCATCTAATTCTTTAATAATCGATTTAATATCGCCTGATATCTTAATCGCTCCTTCAAATTTTTTATCAGCATTACTAACTACAATATTAATTCTATCCTTTAATGGTGCAGGAAAACACGGATCATTCCACGTATTACTACCCATCACAACAATAGAATTAGTCGTACAATGCTGAAAATGTTTCATGTCTTCTTTATTTTTAGGCCATGGTAATGTTCCATCTTTACCAAGTCCACCTTTCTCATCTATCGCAAATATCGCTTTTATCATGTTATTTTTGATTCCCAATTTTTGTAATTTTTATTTAAACATTATTTTTGCTTCTTTAGAATTAATAAAACCCTTCATTTTCTAGATGATTTAGAATATATAATACTTAATTTAATGTATCACACAATTCTTCTAAAAATGTTTCTATTGTTCATTCCGCAGATTTAGATGCATTTACAGAATTAATAAATTATAAAAATTCTCGATTAACTTCTCCGACTTCTTCATTAAATTTCAGTACATTCTTCCAACGTGGTATATCCATTAATGTTGCACTTAATTCCTCAGTTTTCCATAATCAATAAAATCTTTCATAATTCTCCTTTTTGTATATTATAAATCCAAACATATTAATCCCTTAAAATTTTTCGTGTCAATATGATAAAATTTATCCTGTATAAAATAATGTTGTATTTCTCGATTAACATAAAACTTTGGTTGATTTACATTTATATTTTTGTTCATTTGTTTAATAATCTGTGAAATTCTACCTTTACTTTTGTTAGTTAATTTACCAACTTTAGTCATATTATGATGTAATAAAAATAAATTAACTATATTATATTCATCTTTGTCCAAATACAATTTAGTCAAATATTCAATCACAAATGTATATTTTTTATAGTACCCAATATTTTTTGCAATGGACATTAAACGGTTTGAACTAGCTTTAGATAAGTCTTGTAAAGTACATTTATTAAAAACAATGAATTCTTTTATAAACATGTAGTCATTATTCGTGAATTTTATATCAATATATAATTCTTGTACATCTTTTGGAGCATTTAATATATGTTTTCTTTTCCTTCTATTATCACTTGTTTTACTTGAAAACATTGTATTAAAGATTAACTTATTATAATAATCTTTTGGTAATTTCATAATACATACGAATTCAATTATGTTAGATACACATTTATAATACTCGTTTTTTGTCAATAAACCAGGTTTGTATTCAGTACGAACTTGTTCTAAATTTTTATCGTAATAAACATTATATCCTTTATTATTTTCTTTTTTGTCAGTGTCTTTGATTCTTGTATAGTCTTTAATTTTAGATAAGATTTTTATTTTTTCTTGAACATAATTAAGACATTCGTAATAATTATCAAAAGTTTTATACTCTCGATATGTATAATATATATTCTTTTCTATTAGTCTTTTTGTTATTCCATTTTTGATTCCATCACGACTAAATCCAAAATAAAACATCTTTAAAGAATCAAATCTAACTAAATAACATCTATATTTCATTTTATATCTCTCCATTTTAAATAATTATATCACAATTAAACATTTATGTAAATATGTTTATTATAAAAATACGAAATAAGCCGATATATTAATTGTAAACAGAAACAAAATAAATTAATTAAAAGAGGATATAAAAATGACATTATCTATTAACACAAATATCGGTTCAGTTATTGCTGGCAACCAATTGAATAAATTAAATAATGAATATGGCTCATTACAGGAACAAGCAACAACTGGTAAAAAAATCAACAGAGCTGCAGATGATGCTGCAGGTATGGCAATCTTAATGGGAATGAAAAAAACCTTCATGGGCAATGAATCAGCGATGAATAACATTACACGTGGTAAAGATTTGTTAGCAGTACAAGAAGAAGCAATGACTACTATAAACACAATGATGGAACGTTTAAAAGAACTAGCGGTAACATCGGCCGATGGTACAATGTCAGCCGCTGATAGAACAAAAAATAACACTGAAGCACAATCATTAATGGGTGAAATGGATCGTATTGCAAAAGCAACTACATATAACGGAATACAATTATTAGATGGTTCTGTGACCTCTGTAACCTTACAGGTAGGTTCTGGAAATACTGTTAATGATCAGATTGCTGTTACAAACTACGATGCTACATTAGCCAGTATGAACATTAATGGTGGTGATATATCAACTGTAGTAGGTGCACAAACATTCTTGGATAATTTAGATATTGATAACACAACATTAACATCTGGTTTGTCATCTATTGGGTCTACAACTAATCGATTAGATTATGCGAATGAAAACTTAGTTAACATGAACAAATCATTAGAATCATCAATGTCAAGTATCGAAGATGCTGATATGGCGAAAGTTTCAGCACAATTAGCTAAAAATGAAACATTACAGCAATTAGGTTATTCAATGTTAGCGAAATCTAATCAACAACCACGTTCTTATTTGAGTCTTTTCGGCTAAAATTAGTCTAAAATACGAAAAAACAACTATTTACATATTAGGTTTTATTAGTTATAATAAAATCTAACAAATAAAGGAATACTTAAATGATTGAATCAATGAAAAATAATGATATTTCACGATTGTCCAATAGTATTCAGAATGTGCAACCTGAAGCTTCAAAAGAGTTGCTGGCTAAAGAATTAAAAAAATCAGAAGGTTCTGAATTAAATATTAGTCTTGAAGCATATCAAAGATTAAAAGATGATTGGGCTGAAGATAAAACTAAAACATCCTTAAAATTAGAGAAAGATGATTATGGTGATATTATATATCGCTTTTATGACAAGAAAACAGATGAATTAATTAAAGAAGTTCCATCAGAAGATGCTCGTAATAATTCTAAAAGAATTTCTGACTATCTTGACAAAATTACTAAAGATTTATTTAATTAAAGGAAAACATGAAAAAATTAGTTTGTATGTCTTAACAACCTTTCTATTTTAGAACACTAAAAATGAAGTACGTGAAAGAATCGGCATTTGAAGTGGTTGTTCATGTTGTTCATGTTGTTTGAATACATCAAATACATAAACAACATATAATAAAATAATTGTAGTTGAATAAAACATGATTATTAAACTGGACGGTTTTTATACAATAAAAATAATGTCAGTGTTACTTACTGGTTTATAACATAACAAATTATAAGTCTTGTTGTACAAATTGACCCATTAAATAAGGAATTAAATAAATTAAGATAATTTCTTAATAGTAACGAATTTTTTCTGTTCTTGAATATATTCATCACTATTATTATAGAATGTATATCCAAAAACTCTTAATACATTATAAAATAATTTTCTTTTAATATAACCAACACCAGCCTCTTTTAACAGATCAATAAATAGTTGGTCTGATTCTTTTCTTGATAATAAATTAGTTGCATATAATGCGTCATGAATTATACTTGGCCCAACATAATTACCATTCAATGGACAACCAACAATACTCCATGCAAATCTAGGAATAGTCGCTCCATCAGTTATAAATCCCTTTTTTATGATTATGTCATAGTATTTATTTGTATATTGGAATTTCTTATAAATTTCATAATTATCTGAATTAATTCTTTTTAATATTGTTTCTGTTTTATAACTCATATTCTATATCCAATCTCTAAATATAGGAAACGAACCACCTGATTCAGGGATAATCATATCACGGTCCCAAGTTGCATGTATTCCGCCATGAGTTTCCGATGTTATTGCATATCTGAATTCGATTACGCCGGTTGTTAATATGGTTATTAAAAGTGATTGAGATACAAAACTATCGCGATAACTCTTAAAGATTACCTTAACTAGGGTTTTAGGATATAAACTGGTGTCAAATGTATAAACTGGTGATACTAACGTTAAACGCTCAGTAATGCTTTTATATTCGAGAGACCACGCATCAAGCGTAATTTCTGCTGCTGATAATGTGAATGATGGTATTCTAAATTGAACTGTTGAATGGTCATTTCTGAATTCAAACAGCGTATTATCTGGAACTCCTGGCAAGCTTGTTAAATCTATACTCGAAACACTACCAAATCCTGTTGTTTGTGCACTAGGTAAATCAGTTAAATCATTATATGATATTTGTCCTTCTGTACTACCAGCAGTATGTGAGTGTACTGATGGTGCATAAGGATGTGTATGTCCTGTATCTGATTTGCCAGCTAAAGTTCCTGATAAATCAATAACATCACTCATAGGATGTGTATGTCCTGTATCTGATTTGCCAGCTAAAGCTCCTGATAAATCAATAACATCACTCATAGGATGTGTATGTGTTGCATTAGCAAATGCAGTAGCATGTTTACCATCTAACAAGTCAGCATTTAAACTAGTCACTAAAGCTGCACTTTGTACTGTAAAGGGTGCACCAGAAGTTGTTGTTGAGTTTAACACATTACCAGTAATATTACCTGTAGTATCATTATTACCTAATGTAGTAATATTACCATTGTTAATGATATTACCTAATGTATCAATGCTAGCATTATCATTTGATATAATACCACCTGATGTAATATTACCTGTAGTATCATTATTACCTAATGTAGTAATATTACCATTGTTAATGATATTACCTAATGTATCAATGCTAGCATTATCATTTGATATAATACCACCTGATGTAATATTACCTGTAG